ATAAAAGACCCTTCAGTTTCCTGAAGGGTATTGGTGGATTATATTTTAATCAATCATTCGTTATGAACTACTGAATCAGTTAAAGGATCATAGTAGCATTCTGGTGTACAATCATGTTTTGTATCACAATATCCACTTACTTCAGCTTCTAAGTTAGAACTTGTTTCAATCTCAACTATACCATTTTCTACTTGAGGTAAAGAATCTGGTTCAAGGATTGGGCGACCTTCTGAATCAGTCCAATCAGCATTCTTAATATTATCGTCTTGACGTTCTGCAACAATCATCCAATCTATTTCATCAGTGCATGTAGGATCTTGTGCGGTGATTGTCAAAGTCGAACCAGAAACAGATCCTTTAACAGCAGTCCATCCAGAGTTGTTTACTACGAATACCTGGGGATCTCTTGTAAGAGCATCCCAAGTACCAGCAGTTAACCCAACTTCAGAGTCCATTTCAACAGTTGCACTACCAGCAACTAAAGTAGACTTACCTCTATAAATCAGATCACACTTAGGACCTTCAACGAAGGAGTGAACAAGATCTTTACCAGGTAAAAGTGGGTGAGCAATACGGAACGATCCAGAACCTTTAGAAAGAGCACCAGTGACATTTAGAGCACCAGTAACTTCGACATTACTTGTTCCGAGTGTAATGTATGGACCACTGCTTAGATAACCAGGAGCTGAGAGTCTTACTGCAGTTGTTCCTGCACCAGTTGCTCTAACAAATCCCCATTGAGAACTTTGTCCACTTGGACCAAATACGGGATCTAGATGAGATCTGTAATAAAGACCAAAAATACCGTCACCCCCTCCAGAAACAACCCAATCATTACCAAAATGCACGTTATCAGTAAATGTTGAAAATCCAACAACTTTTAACTTATGTTCACCACCAGATGGAGTCAGATAACTTACAACGGAGCTACTACCAATAGTTACTGATCCTGTAGCATTATCAATGAGAATTGAAGTTGCTCCAATACCGCCAGGTCCAATGTAAGTGTCGCCACTTCCATTGATTGCCATTCTTTGCTTGAAGTTTCCTGAAGCACCTGAAGCAAGAGTGAACCAGTTTGCCTTACCATCACCTCTAGCAGCACCACCAAGACCTAACCATACACCACGGTCATTAGCAGGTCCTGCACCGATTTCTAAACCAGAACCGTTGAGAGATGAATCAACATAGTTAACGTGATGTAGATATGCGGTGAGTGGTTTACCCCAAGCATTTGGACCAGTATATCCATCACCAAATGTCCAAGAATAAATTTGTTGTTGTGAAACTGGAACTGTAGCAAATCCAGTAAATCCAAGGTCTACTGCTGGTGGTCTAATAAATCCCCAAGTATCACCGATTGCTGGTTTAGTATAAACTTGAAGGACACCTGCATCAATAGAAAATGCAGTTGTACCATAACCAGCAGCAACACGAGTTCCTACATCAGTTGCAATTCCAAGAGAAGATCCCAATGAAATATTTCCATTTGGATTAATTCTAAGACGATTATAGAAGTTGCCTTGAGGACCGTTAGCGACTTGTAAGAAGTTTGCCCATCCATCACCTCTATTAGCACCAGCTAGACTGATCCAAGTACCCTTATTTACTGATGGTCCACCACCAATTTCTATACCACCTCCATCACGAGCACCATCACTACCACCACCAATAATACCTGTAATAGACGCACCCCAAATCTGTGGTCCTATAGTTGAACCAATGGCGAGTCCACCATGATGTCCAACTACCGTTGGAACAGTTGGGAATCCAACTGTAGATGGTCCAAGAACTGAACCATTTGGTTGAAATGGAAGATTGATTTGAAGAGGTGCATTTGGAAGAGAAGTATTGATACCAACTGATCCAACACCAGTGATTACCGTGTCATAGGGGGAAGTTCCATTGACAGTTACTGCATTCGTAGTGCCACTTGTTGGAGTAAGAGTTATTTCTCCAGATACTGTGGCATTTACAACAGCACTTCCATTCAAATTTAAGTTGTCGCCAGTAGGCAACTCTTTTACTGTTCCAGTTGAACTGTCAACAACTAATGGGTAACGATCCGCCATTTTTCCTGTGTCTTTATTTTTAGTTATTTATAACTTTTTTCAATCAGGTTTTGGATACTTATTTTTTATACCATCGATCATTGAGACCCATTTTCCAATTTTATAAGTATTTATCCAGTAAATATTATTTCTCAGGTTGAGGTGATGTCTGTATATGTGATTTGTTTTGATGCTTGATAAGCAGCGATAACTTCATCATTCCAGAGTGCCGCAGCAACTGCTTGAAGTTCTGCACAATCTTCTGACACATCATCACCAGGATGTCTTACATGTCGATGATAAGATCTACCAACTTCCTTACCATCTTTCTCAATAATATCTGCCCTACGACATTGAATAATATTATATGGTGGAATGATTTCCAGTTTATGTTCGTGTCTTTCTGTAAATGCCATTTAGGATCAACCTCCAGTTGAAACAGATTTATGGTGAGATTATTTATGCTGCGTAATATCTTACTGTAAATATCAATGGTCCATTATTGTTTACAGTAACCCAGTTAGCATTTGTACGAATTACACCGCTTCCAGTAACTACATGAAAATATACAAAACTATCACCTGTCCATACTAATGGTCTCCAACCAGTTAAAACTCCAGTGTCAGTATAAAGAATAGAACCTCCATTAAAACTATTTCCACCCATTTGTGCAAATGGAAGATTGCCGATAGCAAACGTACCTCCATTATTAGTTGGTTGAACATTTGTGAGATATGTATAAACTGTAACTAACCTACCTATTTTTGTATATGTCGCAGCACCGATTCCCATAGTACCACCATTTATTAAAGTTGGTGTCCATGTACCTTCTTCATAATCATCTAGTGCATTTGCTGCTGCAGTATCTCCATTGAAAGTAACTCCATCTGGACTAACTCTAAATCTTTCTGTAGGAACTCCTCCACCATTATCGGAAAGGCAACTGAAAACAATTGCACCACCAAATCCTCCCGTAGCTCCCCCACTTCCTATTGATTGTCCACCGATAAATGCTTTTAAGGATGCGTTTGGGTTTGTTTTCCCGCTTTCAGGCATAGCAAACTCAACTATTCCCAAATATGTACTAGTTGAAGGGGTAGTATCTCCACTATATAACCCTAATAATCCATAAGCACCATCAGTTGCTCTATTATTATTACCAATAATAATAACAGGACGATTGGTTCCATAAGCCCTTTGATAATCTGATTGTTTTCTATCATTTTGATTACCAAACATTGCAAAGATCTGACCATTGGGAGTCGGTGCTGAAGAAACTTGAAAACTTGCTCTTGGATTTGTTGTTCCTATGCCAATACTACCACCTGCTGGTTGAAGTGATAATGGAGTATACTCAACAGATTGATTGACTGATTGTATTGAATAATAAGAGGATCCTTCTTGCTGAAATATTAGTTCCATATTATTGGAACTTTCCATTGTAGATAAAATCAATGGATAACTTCTATTTACTTTTCGTCCAGAACTTAATCTAAGATTTCCACCAGTAATTTGAAGTTTTTCTGTTCCTTGTCCTGCAAAGGCAACTCCTGGATTACTTGTTCCTATACCAACAGTGCCTGTATCTAAAATCGTTAAATTTTCATTATTATTTTGATTTAAAACTGCAAATCGATTTGCAGTACCAGAAACTTTTAAGTATACTGGGCCTCCCATACCACCAGAAGGTGATCCAATTTCTAAACCTCTTTGCCCTGCTGCAGAGTTAATAAATTGTGCTATAGGATGAGAAGTCAGTACAGTTCCAGATGAAAGATTTGCAGTAGTAATGAGAGTGTCTAATCTTAAGGTAGGTCTATCTGAACCAACTCCAACATTACCAGCACCATCTACAATCAAAGATCCTTGAACATTCAATGGTTGAGTTGTTGCAGCTGTGTTAACTGTATTTACATAAAGACCATTTGCATTGATTGAGTTTTGTGTGTTACTTATTTCTGTAATGTAGTTCCCAGGATTTGGTGCTTTAATAACCAATGGTTTATCTGGATCTGTATTACCAATACCAATACGAGCATCTTTTGTGATTCTCATTGCTTCAACATACTGTGTAGCATTTGATGACATTGTAATGAATGTCAGAGTTCCTTTTGTTGATGCATCAGGTCCTGTTGCCATCACTCTTGCTTGACCTCTTGGACAATCAAACATTAAACTTGTAGATCCAATAGAGTTTACTTCTCCCCTAACTTGTATTGCTCCTCCAAGAGTTTTAATGATTTGAAGTGCATTACTTGTGTCAGTTGATCCTTGTCCAATCACAACTGGACCATTTGAAAAAGTTGCGATTCCAGTGACTAATGTATTTGTTGTCTGAGTTTCTGTGATACCAGTGATTTTATTATTAATACCATCAAAAGTAATACTTCCAGGTCCAACAGTAAGAATACCAGTAACTCTTGCATTGCCCTTTACAAGAAGATCTGTGCCACCAACTCCGATTAAAACATTTCCAAGAGTTGATATACCAGATACCTGAAGATTAGTTAAACTTCCATATCCACCATCCACATTTGTAGAAAGACCAGCAAACTCTGAATATTGGATGTTGAGTGTTTGATACGCAATAATGTCAACGACATCTCCACCAGTTGCAGGAGTGACTAGATCAAAAGTAGATCCATTTGATGCAGTGAAGTCTGATCCATCTACAAGACGAATACCATTTCGATATACATCAAGATAACCAGAACGATATCCTTCAGTAACTGTGAATGTTGTTTGGATTCCTGTTGGGGTGTATGTTTGTTTATTAAGTTTAACTGCATCAGTGGGAACACCAACAGTATTAGAATATAATGCAGTGATAAAGCAGCTTACACCAGCACCAGGTGCAGATGAAAAGAAAATAGAAGAACCTGTGCCTACAGTATAAGCAACTCCAGGTTGCTGAACAACACCACCAAGGGATACAACGATTTGTCTTTCATCAATCGGATCAAACAAATAACTTGTTGTACCTTTATACATTGTAAAGGCAGTTGTGATTCCGTTGAAAGGTGGAAGAAGTGTGACCTCTACGTTTCTATTAGGGTCTGAACCTCTTAAATATACAACAATATCAATAGAATCTCCATCACCAACAGGGTCATTTAAAATAATTGATGAACCACTAGTAGCAGTATATTGTGACTCAGAGAGTCTAACACCGTTTAGGAATACGTTTTCCTGTCCTTGACTGTAGTTAACATTAAAAGTTGTCTGTCCAGCAGTTGCAGTAAATGATGTAACAGACTTTGCGGCACCTACAAGACCAGGTTCAATGGTAATCGTTGTTGTAGTACCAATAGAAACGCCAGTAACACCAGATCCAACAAAGTTTAGTGTTGTTTGTGCATAACCAACGACAGAACCATTTGCTTGAACACCAATCTCTCCACCACTACCACCTTGAATACTAATATCTACTGTGGTTCCATTGATTAAGAAAGTATTTCCTAGACCAATAAAGTTTAAAGTCTTAATCGGACCAGAGGTGATAACTGATCCACCAGATGATATACCAAGATTAAAACCAGCGTTGGCGGTAACAACACCAGAAACGTATGTGTCACCTACAACGTGTAGTTTTGAAGTTGGGGTTGTTGACCCAATACCAATATTTCCAGCAGTAAAATATGAGTTATATGTATTTGTTCCCGTTCCTACTAACCAGGGGTTGATTGCAACAACTGTTGTTCCTAATCCTACATTTTTGGAAGCATACAGATGACCATCCCATGTGTTAAGTGCGAGTTCACCTAAAGGAACCTGATCTACACTGGGAATACGACCAGCTACTGCTGATCTTTTAATACGAATTTTTGGATCTGCCACTTACTACGAACCCCTGGTATATACCATCAATAAGAGGAATATATATCCCTCTGTGTTATGAAGGTATTTATCTTACTAGACAGTCAGAGGTGGTACAGCAGCATTTCCAATAGATACTGTTACGATTCCAGTACGTGTTGTAACTTGGAATGTATCATTTGCAGCAACAGTTATCTTAGTAATGTTCTGTCCAAATGACCATCTTCCTGTTGCAGGTCTTCTATGAATCGCAACTTGAAATCCTGTAAGTGCAGAACATTGAATGTTTGAAAGATTATATCCATCACCATAGTAAACTACTGTAGTAGTTCCTGCTCCTGCTGTAATGATACCAGAAGAGATTTTAACTCCTCCAATACTAGAAATACCACTGATGTTTAGAGTAGATGCAGCAATACCAGCACCACCACCAACTCCTCCTCCACCTGTTAATACTAACTCATTAACAGTAATAGTTCCTGCAATCGTTACGTTATTATCAATATAAGTAACTGCAAGACCTACATTTTGAAGATATTGTCCATCACCATAATATGTTGCACCAGTAACTATACCAGCTGTTACAATACCTGTTGCGTTTATATCTGTAGTTCTTAACTTTGCAAACGTTGCTGCAGTGCCTACAGTGAGATTTTGTACCGTTAAGTTAGGATTGTTGATAGTTGCAAAAGTTGCAACTCCAACCGTTAAGTTATCAAAATCTGCGATACCGTCAACCCTCAGGTTTCCAACTACGTGTAGTTTTTCCTGAGGGATTAGTGTTCCTATACCAACAAATGGAGTCCCAGATGTTGCGATACCAATGTTTTTTGTGGTATCATCAATCTCTAAAAACGAACCAAACTGTGATAGTTCTCTGGGATTTGGCATTTCTTATGAACCTTTGATACTACTTATCAGGCAAGAGCAAGAGTTGTTGAACCAACTCCAGCAACAGTAAAGGTCAACTGATTACCTGAGAAAGTAATCATAACCGCCGAAGTTTGACCAACACCACTGATAAATCCTCCAGGTGCTGTAATGATACCAGATGCAGATCCGATATTAGTTCCTCCAGCAATCTGAATACCAGAAGCATTTGCAGTTAGTGCAGTGCCAACTCTGAGTTGAGGAATCGTTGCAATACCAGAAACTCCAAGAGCAATACCACCAGCGATATCAAAACCGCCAGCACCAACTGTAGAAATGCCAGTGGAGTTGTTTAAGAATCTAATATCTGGTGTTGCATTAAGTTGAAGACTTCCGCCACCAACATCAGCAATAAAACTGTTGCTACCATCATGATAGATTTCTAAGTCACCACCACTTCCAAAGACTGTTTTTACATTGTCTTCAAATCTTGCATTAGAGAAGAATGTAGAAACTCCTGCAATCGCAACTGGACCACTTAAAGTAGTAATACCAGTTACACCAAGAACAGTAGTAACAGTTGCAAGACCAGAGTTCACAGATCCTGTTAGATTGCCAACAACTTGAGCAATCGTTGCAATGCCAGTATTTTGGTGCAAACCACCCACTGTAGTGACTGCTGCACCTACAAGTTCTCCACTGAATCGTGATGCTGTGATGATTCCAGTTGTATTAACTGAAGAAGTTGCTTGTAATGTGGTTGCTGAAGACGCAACTCCAGTGAGATTACCAACAAATGTTTGTGCTGTGATGATTCCAGTTGGGAAGAAAACACCAGTTGTGTTTAATACTTCTACACCAGCAAACTTAAGAGCACTACTAGTAACTTCTACAGTTTGACCTACCTTAAGATTATTTGCTGCAATCGTAGTTGCTGATCCAATAGTAATCGTATCAGAAATCTTTGATGTTCCTACAACATCTAGAGTAGCAGTTGGAGCAGTGCTATTGACACCTACAACACCTGATCCAGAAAGTGCTGTAAGAACTGTTCCTCCAGTTCCAACATTGAAGTTTTCAACTATAGTTCCGATTCCACTAATATTGAGACTCGTAAAATTATTTGGTGCAGCAGCAACCGCACTCTCAATCGTTGCCGTTGTTGTTGCGTCAAGAGATTGAATGTTTTGAAGTTGGAATCCAGCAGAAATAACAATCGTGGATCCAATAGCAACATTAGCTGCTGAAACTGTGCCAAGACCAGTCGTATTAGAGAGGTCTGCTTTTGCTAACTCAAAACCACCAGCGGTAGATCCGTCGTGGACTCTCAACGATTTATTTGTAATATTTACTGAGAGTTCACCAGCAGCACCAGTGAAGGCGTTGTTTTGAGCTGTAGTGCCTCTTCTAAATTGAACTTCGGTAGGCATTTTCTTTTATCTTTCTAGTTATTTAGCGTGGACAGAATCATAGAACTCCAAGGTCATTGCTACGAAGAGTTCCTGGAGGATCAAACTTTAAATCATAGTTTGCACTTAGTTCAACATCAAAAGCATCTGCAGCTGGTGAACTAAAATCTCCTAAATCACCAGATGGCATGGAAGTAAATGTGGTTGCTCCTACAACTTTATGTGCTGTTAATCTATCAGTGACTGTGACACTTCCTTGGACATAAAGAGATGTTGCAGCAGTTCCAGCAATAGGATCATATCCAAGAGTGCTGAATCCAACTGTAAGTGGAAACAGTGGAATCGTTGTTCCTATTCCAACATTATTTCCACTAATCGTGATCGGAGATCTTCCAACCCAGACTGTTCCATTCCACTGATACTGATTACCAGAGGTAGCATCAGTAAATATTTGACCGATAGATGGACTAGATGGAAAGGATATTGCCACTTTTAGTTACTATGTCTTTTAGGTATTTATTAGATAGCAACGGTTGCTAAAGTACCGTTGTTTTGTACAAATAATCTATACCTTGTACCGTTTGCTGCAGTCAAGATTACTCCATGTGCAGTATTAATACCTGCTTTTATGCCACCATTAACATCAAGATTAGTTTGAGGAATCGTAGTTCCAATACCGACTGAAAATCCTGAGCTGACAATCAAGTTAGAAACCACATTTCCACCAACACTTAAATCAGTGCTAATGGCAACTTGATTTGACTTAAGATTAATTGTGTTGGGAGATTCGATATTTGTAGCACCAGAAGTGCCAACAAGATCTATCTGCCTTACTCCAAACTTTTTGTCTGCCATCTGTCTTTTTAGAGGTATTTATAGTTGTTTAATAGAAATGTCACCAGTGATAGTGATATTCCCTGAAACATTTGGTTGAAGATTATTAGCAAATGGATTATAAAGAATATTATGTGCAGCACCACGAGGTTCATAATCATTTGCCCAGTAATCTACTGAGGTTCCAGCACCCACAGAAGGACCATTTGCTTCATGTGTATAACGATCTCTGAAAAAGGTTCCGACTCCAACTGTGCCACGAGTTGCTAACCATTGTCTAGCTGCTACTCTATCCGCATTTGGATATGCTTGTAAGTATAATGCTAAAACTCCACATACATTTGGAGTTGCCATACTAGTTCCACCAAGATACTGATTATAATAGTTTCTATTTCTTGGATCTTTGATGCCACTAGACCAAGGACTTAATATTGCATCACCAGGTGCCCAAACATCAATACGTGGACCCTTATTACTAAAATCTGCAGATCTTTCTGAGGTGAATCCTGATGTTGTATCGGCATGATAATCTAGTGCTCCTACAATGATTGGTGCATCAGGTAGTCCATTATGAGTAATAGCAGGAGTACCTGAACGATTATAATGTAGAGAACTTGCTCCTAGACCTTGATCATATAATCCTCCAGATCCTAATGCATAGGTTGCACTTGAAAATGTGTTGTTATAATCAAATCCTGTTGTAATATCTTGCTTACCATTACCATATCCAGAGTTTCCTGCAGCAAAAACAAAAATTATATCAGCACAGTCTGGATCATCAAAGATTTCATCTGCTTTTGTTTGTGACGTTGCAAAGGATGAAGTAAACCAATAATACTCACCATAGTTATTCATCCAGTATACTGCAGGAAGAAACGTACCACTTGCTTCCACATCTACTGATGAATATGTCTTACCTCTAAAAGATACATTATATGATGCAGTGTATTGAACAAACTCAGTAAACCCCCAGCTACCATTGACAATGGTTGGATTTCTTCTACCAGTTTCAGGATTGATTGGTTTATTCTTATGCCAAACTTTGATATAATCAAATCCGTCAGAAGGATCAGTAAATCCTACATCATCTCTATCGACACAAGCAATACTCCAAATATTTGCTTCAAATGCAGCGCCAAAGTTATTTCCTGCAGCAGTACCCGCTACATGTGAACCATGCCAAGAACCATTAAATGATGCAGATTGTAGTGCATTTGCAATAGTATAGTTTGCAAGAGAACCTGTACCTGGAGCAACTAATCCTTCAGATGCCCAGTTAATACCATATTCAGAAGCACCATGAATCAAGATATCTCTAACTCTACTTACCGATGTTGTTGCGACTCCAACAGGAACTGATGTATATCCAATGCCCAAAAACTCTGGATGATCCCAACGAACTCCAGTGTCCATGATTACAACATCAACATGCTTTCCAGTCAATGTAAACTGAATATCAGAAGATAAAGAAGTTGTACCTACACCAACAAAAGCATTTGATTTCTGCTGTGATCTCAAAAGACCCCATTGGGTATAGTTAAGATTTGTTGTAGATAATGTATTAGGTTCGCTTCTTACTGCTTCTTTGTTGGACTTATATCTGTTAGTGAATAGATGGGGAAATAAATCTTTATCTAACTTTCTTTGCTCAATAACATCAGGATTGTGTAGCGATGCTTTAGTAATCCATCTAATTTTTTCATGATTGATAAGGTTTGCTACTTCATCATCAGATAACATATAAACACTTCTTGTTGGAGAACAGCACTTTTCAGATATACACTCACATGATCTAGTTGGAATGTTATCTTCTAGTGTTCCATCCTGTGTTAAGATGTCATGAACATATTGCCAATCATCAGCAGAATGTACACAGATTTCGTATGGTTGAGGATCATCACTTAAATATCTGCTTAGATGAACTTGTCTGGATTCAAATGGATTAAAAGTTGTTTTCATATTAGAGCATTGTGTTTCTGGTAAATCTATAGGTTATGATGCCAGAGACTCCTGTTTCTGGAGTTACAGTTAACCTGACAGCACCAGAAGTAACAGTAGCTCCGATAGAAACAAGTAAGTCAGGATGAGACATCACTGCCCATTCTTGCGAGTATGCAGTAGATCCATTCTGCATTACAAGAACTTTTTGAGTTTGAATACTAGATGCACTTTCTACATGAACTGTATATTCAGCAGTTCTGAAGTTAGTAGAAGAGATTGTGAAGGAATCAATGAAGGTAGTAATACCTGCAGATGCTGCGACGGTTCCAAATCCAGTCTGAGTTCCAAATCTTTCAACTTGGAAAGTGCTTACTGGATTTGTGGTTGCGATTCCAACTCCAGAACTTGTGATTCTTGCTTGTTCAGTTACTGAACCTGAACCACTAGCATTAACTCTTAATGCTATACTTCCCCCAGTTGCTCTATAATTATCAATGTGAAGAAGCCCAGCAGATTGGTGATAAATGTCTGCTTGGTCTGTTGAATTTGTGGTGATTCTAATACCACCATCATTATAATCTCCAGTTCCAAAACCATCTGTTACGATTCTGTTTAAACCAATAACACGAATGCCATCAGTTACTGTCGAAAACTTTTGCTCATTGTTATAATATAAAAGTGCATCAACTCCATCAAAGTTTGCTATATTTGCAACAATAAGACCTGTTGTTGTAGTTATTCCAGAAACATTTAATGTTTCAAGAGAAGTATGTCCTTTTACTGTAAGAGTGCTCGTTGGATTTGTAGTTCCTACACCAACATTAGAAAATGTATGAATACCTACTGTTGTTCCTATCCAATAAGATTGTCCACCACCAGTAGCAGTGACTGTAACAACTCCAGCAGAAACAGGAGATACTGATAGGTTTGCACCAAAGTTGATTGTACCTGCTGTTCCAACTAAAGCATCATCATCATTAACAATAACACCAGTACCAGCAGCAACAACTCCAGTAAGTAGTGAACCATCAAGAGCAGGAAGTGCGCCAACTAAGTTGTTAGCAGCGAACGTTCCAATAAAAGTAGAAGCAGTAATTATGCCACTTGCATTAATACCTCCAGCATTAATCGTAACTCCAGATCCAATGATTGTAGAAGTTGCGGTTAAGACTCCTACTGAGATATTTGGTGTGCCAGTGAGACCTTGAGAAACTGTTGAAATACCAGCAGTTGATGCATAAGTTGCAATACCAGCAATAGATGCATATGTGCTTACTCCAGCAGTTGATGCATAGGTTGCAATGCCTGCAGTGTTAGTATAAGTAGCAATACCAGCAGTTGATGCATAGGTTGCAATGCCTGCAGATGCAGAATACGTTGCAATTCCTGCGGTATCAGTGTAAGTTGCAATACCAGCAGTTGATGCATAAGTCGCTGTTGTTGCGCTAGTAGCGTTACCACTGAATGAAGTTGCAGTGATAATACCAGTCGAATAAATGTTTCCAGCAGTAACTATACCAAGAGTCGTAATGCCAGACACACTTAACGTTGTGACAGATCCTAATCCGTTAGAATCGATGACAACTCCAGATCCTATTCTGATTTGATTAGAAACTCCATCCAAAACAATAGATGAAGAACCAACTGTTAAGATGCCTGTGACTCTTGCATTTCCATTTACCCATAATGAAGTTCCTGCAGCACCAACAGGTCCAACTTCTAGTTGGAATCTTGGATTGGTTGTTCCTATACCAACATTAAGTGATGTAGTATGAATGCCAGAGTTTGTTTGTGTATTGCTGAAGAAACCACCGCCGCTGCCACCAGTGCCAGTTACTGAAATGGTTCCTCCACCACCTCCTCCAGTAGGTGCAAAATCTACCCATGCATTTGCAGCACCATAGTAAATAAATCCACGACCTAATACTTCACTCCACCATAAGTTACCACTCTCAGGATTTGAAGGAGCAGCAGTAGATACAGCAACACCAACATTTCTTAAAAATCTACCATCACCGTAATAGTAGTTGGCAGTAACAATACCAGCGTTCAGAATGAATGTATTGTTTGGATCTGCTGCACCATTACATGTGCTAGTTCCGATACCAACATTTCTTGATGTGTGAATGCCAGTGGTATTACTTGCCCAACGAGATCCACCAGGGACAGTGTATGCATCAAGAACTGAGAGAGTAGAATCATCAATAACACTGATGATTTTTCCACTTGCAACTGTGATTGGTCCAGCACCAAACATGTTGTAACCAGCAATCGTGGTTACATCTTGATCAACAACTGCTTTGTTAGCGAAGAATGTGTGTGTTTTGATAACACCATCAACATCAAGAGCAGCACCCGTATGAGGTAGAGTTGATCCAATACCAACTCTACCTGTAGTATGAATACCGTTTTGATTTTGAGTAAAATATCCACCTGATCCACTATTAATTGAGATATTAATCTGACTACCATCAACACCAAAAGTATTTGCTGCCCCCACAAAGTTAAGTGCAGTGATACCAAATGCAATTGGTTGACCACCAGAATAGATTCCAACTCCACTATCAATCTTAACATCAACACCAGTTGCAGATGCACTAGTTACAAAGTTGTTTGCACCAGTAAAGTTGATTCTAGTGATTCCATAACCAACATTAGTTCCATTTCTGAAAACTCCAAGAGTTGCATTAACAGGAGTTTCAATAACATCAAGAATCGTTAAAGTTGCATCATCAACAACAGTAATCGACTTACCAGCACCAATGGCAAGTGATCCTGCTGCAAACATGTTGTAACCAGCAAAGGTTTCAACATTCTTATCTAAAGTCTTTTTAGTTGCGAACAGCGAATCTGTCTTAACAACTCCCCTAGTATCCAAACCTTCTGCGGTGATTGGTAATGTTGAACCAATACCAACTCTACCAGTTGTAACAATACCAGAAGAATATGCTGTATTCTTCATCCAGAAGTTTTCAGCACCACTATTGATTGAGATATCAATAGATTGTCCGTTGATTTGGAATGTATTTCCAGCACCTATAAAGTTTAGATTAGTAAATCCATAACCAATCTGAGTACCTGAGGATGCAATACCTACACCAGCACCTAAGAATGTAACAGTAACTCCAGCACCAGTTCCTGCAGCAGTTACATGAGCACCAACAAAGTTGATAGATGTAACATTGGAGGGAGTTCCTGTGATTGTATTTTCTTCAAGAACTGTAATGCCTTGAATGCCAGTGGTGTTTGCAGCACCAATGTTGTCATAAAGATAATACCCAATCAGTTCAACTGTGTCTCCAGCAGTTGCACCGTTGAGTAACGTTACAAATGCCGCAGTTTCTGTGTATTCTGATGTAGATAACTTAACACCGTTTAAGAATACGTCAAGAAATCCAAGAGTATGAGCAAAGTTAAACTGTTTCTGACCTTCTAATGCAGTGAATATTTCTTGTTTTCTAAGATTTGGTGCTGTGGTCCATGCAATACCAGCACCTGTTGCGATTAAAAATTGTCCGTAAGTACCAACACCTGTATTTCCTGCTTCTAAGGTGCCGTTAATAATCTTTGTGTTTGTACCTAACGAGGTGACTCCAACAACTTGGAGATCATCTTCGATTTTAGTGGTGCCATTAACGTGAAGTTTATGAAATGCAAGAGTGGTTCCAACACCAACCCTTGCTAACTGTGCATCAGCGTAGAGAAGATCAGTTTTTACTTCTAAACCGTGCTTAACTACAAAGTTCTTATTGACGGCCATTAGATCTCCTGAGGTTCACTATCCCCTCGTTAGGTATTAATTTTATTTATGATATAATGGTTATCAGATAGACAGAGGTGGTTGTCCAGCCATTCCGTATGCTACTGTTACGATTCCAGTTCTTGCGGTTACAGAGAACGTACCAGTTTGAGTATCTGGATTGTTGGTAAGTGCAATCTGAGTAATGTTCTGACCGAGAGACCATCTATTAGTTGCAGGTCTACGATGAACAAGAAGATGCTCTGCCATCAGTCTGGTTAAACCAGCACCATCGCCATAATATCTGACAGTTGAGAATCCAGATCCAGGAGCAGCAGTTACAATACCAGCGTTAATCTGAACTCCGTTAAGAGTAGAAATACCAGAGATATTGACAGTTGATGCTGCGATTCCAGCACCACCACCAACTCCACCACCACCAGTTAGAACCAGTTCCGAAACTGTGATTGTTCCAGCGATGGTAACATTATTATCAATGTAGGTAACTGCAAGACCTACGTTGGACATGTATTGAGCATCACCGTAGAAAGTTACGATACCTGCAGTCGCGGTGATGATACCACCAGCACCGTGATTACCAGGAATGACTCTCACATAACCTAATGTAGAAGCGCCAGAAACGACTACACCTTTGTCAAGAGTTGGTGAACCGTTACCACTTCTATCTCTGATAGTATCTACTTGTAATACTGACATTTTGCTACTTTGCCTTCTTAAAGGGACTTTGCTCTGGATTATTTATAAGTATTTAGATTGAAGACTACATCAACTGCTAATATTTCCAAAGGTTTTCCATTCATTATTGATAGTATAAATCCAACCTACTGTTCCTCCATTTGTTGGATTTGCATTGTATACAACATCACCTGGATTTCCAGCAATAGATGGGGTTGCAATACCAACCGTATACTTTCTAGAAACAGTACTATCACCTTGAATGTAGATAGATTGTGCTTCAATGCCTTTTACAGAGTTTGATGTAATCTTATTGTTAAACACAACTGGACCATCAAATCTTGAAGTTACAGACTGATCGATACCACCTTCAACACGAATACCTCTTGTGATTGTTGCTTCAACAGGAGTTAAAACGTCAAATCCAATGTTTAGGTTTGAACCAAGTTCTTCACCTGTAACAGTAGGAATAGGAGCATCAAATGTTGCTTCTTTTCCTGTGGCAGAACTGACTTTCTTGTTTCCGATATAGAAACTACCATCATTATTCATACCAGTGTAGACAACTACACCACCATCTTCTTTATGTGCTTGTGATAGAATCTCTTCAGAACCAGAAAGGATTCTATCTTGACGTTGTGGTAGAGCAGTCGAGTAGTTACCAGGACCAAAACCAAGATATTCAAAAGTATGTCCAGATGCACGTAGATAAGAGTTTCTTCTAAGTTCAATCTGTTTTGGAGAGATTCTCTTAACAACAGCACCAGCAGCATGATCTGCTCTTCTGGTTCCCATGACACCACGGAATACCTTAATAATATCACTTGTAACAGTTTCTTTAACTCTTACAATCTCCTCATCAATTTGTAGATAATCCCCAATCTTAATATCAAGATAATCAGTGTCGATTTCGATTTGATCTGTTGTCAATGCTGCTGAACCACTTGCGCCCATATTGATTAATGTTGTGGTAATACCAGCATATGCTGCTACCATTCTTCCTGCAGTGTTTTCATTATCATCTGTTGTGTTTCCACCCTGAGCACTAAATCCTGTAGGAAGTGCATAGATTGTTCCAGAGGCGGGATGTGTAACAGTTCCAATACCAATATCAATCGTAAATGATGTTGTAGTTCCAACTGATTTGATTACATATTCTCTGTTGTAGAAGTCGTTTGTTGCACCAACAATACGAACTTTATTATCTACAAAGAAACCATGTGCTTCTCTACATGTGATGATACCAACACCAGTTCCCTGATTATAGGAAAGTGTATTAACAAGAATACCTTTACCAACTGTATAAACAAATGCAGATGCTACATCTGTTGCACCGACACCTGATGCTGATCCAACTGAAGGAGCAGATACTGTAGATGCACTTGCAACTTGAATCCTATATGGATCACCAGGAACAATAGAAGTAACTCTATACTGCTGATTGTATTCATTATTTCTAGAACCAGTGATTCCTTGTAAAGAGATTACCTCATTTAGATTGTTGTAAATCTGAGTTACACTTACAACACCAACAGTAAATCCTGATGTAGTTCCAACACCTACAACATTAAGAGAATCACCTACACTATAGGAACTTCCTCCATCCATGATCTCTGCAGATGTGATCGATCCAGAAGCATTTACAGTAATAACTGCAGTTGCATTCTTTCCTGCAGATGATGTTCCCTCAAGTCTTGCATTGTAGATTCTTCCAGAACCACCAGATCCATATCCAGCACCAGGAGTTGAAACAGAAAGTTTAGTTGCTCTATTAAAACCATGCTCTATTCTGGTTGTAATGGTATGTGCAGTTCCAGTTGCGTTTGAAACAATATTAGAAATACCAATACCAACTCCTTGATCAATCAGACCTTTACCAAGAGTTTCTGCAGTAATTGAATTTTGTGGGTCATTGATAACAACTTCACCAATAATATCCGAAGATGCAAAGCAATCTGCTGCTGGTGGATCTGACTTTGGATTATCTCTGTTAACCTGAGGATAAAGATTAACAACTGGTTGCGAATAACGTTGTGATGTAAATGGACTTACGACAGGAGTATTATCTGCATTGATAACCAAGAGATCATAGATACCATCTTGTTTTTGTGGTACATACTCTTGAATTTCTCTTGTTCTGTAAATAACGTAAGTGCCGTTATACTTCTTCTTTCTGAAGTATGGTAAGTTTGTATTTCTGGTAGAAGTATCATTTGTAAATGTTCCAGGTGCTGTAGGAATAGTTACAGTAAACTCCTTTCTACTTCTTATCGAAGTTACAACGAACTCACCATTAAAACCAAGTTTAGCAGCACCTGTTGTGTTTGCTGTACTAACTACGTTTTTGATTTCAACGGTATTGCCAATACTTAAATCATGAGGAAGTTCAGTTCTAAATGTTGCCGCAGTTCCTACCCAAGAAACATCCGCAATAAATCGTGGAATCCTGAGTTCAGCAGAGTTTGTTAAAGTTTTAACAGAAGATGGTCCACTAAAATATTTCTGGATTTCGTTGGTGGATGAAGGAATAGTTGAGTTTGATTCCTGTAATACAAATCCTTCAACTGGAGGTCTTGCTACTGTTGATGAATCCTTTGGTAAAATGTATCTGACTCTGTAAACAGTATCTCCAAATGCTCTTGGATCATTTTGCCTTTCAATATAAGTTCTTGAAGTCGCCGTTCCAAATGTGGTTGTACCAAATCCAACTAACTTAGTGTAGATAGAGTTTTCTGTGGAAGCAGAAGAAACGTTAATGTACCACTGACCTCTACTTGTATCATATTGTATTGGATGACCAATATCTCCTGCTTTCTTATCACTTACACGACTGACAACTCTTAAATAACCACCTTTTGAGTTGATGGTAAGAGCATTATCATTGATTGCATCTCCGAATGTCTGTGCAATTTTGATTTGCTTTGTATTCAGAGGAGTTGATGGACTGATTGTAATGACATTATAAACTGTATTTGGTTCTAAACCATCAGGTAAATGTCCGTTATCACTCAGAATACGAATCGATTCTCCATTTATAAAACGATGATCCGTTTCAAGAGTAACAATATTTGTAGAGATACTACTAATACCAGAACTGGTTCTTTGAACTCTGTATGACTTTTCCCCAGAACATTTAACTGCATCATCTTGAGTATCTGGCATCACGATTTTTGCCGAATGATCAGTAGTGAATCCAGCAATCGAAAGATTTACCTTAAGATAGTCATTTGTCTTTGTACCGATTCTATATCCATCGATTACAGAATCTGGAGCATCCTTGATGTTCTTTCTATTCAGTAGATATAAACGACTGGTTGTACCGATACCTGGATTACTTGCTGCAGCTGCAGTTGTTGTTACACCAATATCAATAGCATCAAATTCAACAGTGATTGCTCCACCTTCAATCATTTTTGGTGGAATGATATGTGAAATATATCCTACATCATCTCTTGCAAAAGCAGTTTCCTGATAACCTTTAGAGTTAAGTGCGATTGCACCAAAGTTAGAGTTAGAGTTGGTGATTGACATATCACCACCACTTTCTGCAATATAATGTTTTCCAAATCCAATCGAGAAGATTGAAACTAACTGAAGGAATGCGTTGTTACTTGCTTTAATGTGGAAGTTTTCATATGATGGTTTAAATCTTGCTCTAGAATCAGACGATAGATTCTGGTTTCCAGCTGCAAACTGATCTTCCCATAAACCATTGGTTGTATTATACTTCACAAAAGCATTGTTATCTTTTTGCAGACCAATACCAGTGAACTGTGCCACAACCATTGATTTAAATCCTGCTGCCTTATCTCCATCAGCATGAAGACCATTCATGCCAAAAACTGAACGCAAGGAAATATTGAAGATATATGGAGACGCGGAAGTTACAGTATCAACAAGAATATTCAGAGTAGCACCAGCAACATCGGCAGCACTTGGTTTTGCATTTGCTGGAGGATTTTGAACTAAGTATTTTACACGAGTTGAACTTACAACTTCAGTTACAGTATGAACTCCATCATATCCAGAAGGTATTACTCCATTAACACGAATCGGAGTATCAACATCAAGGTCAGGAAGTTCGCTTTCTAACTGAACAGTGACGGTTGTTGATGATGTAGTGCTGTTACCAGCGAAGATACTGCTGATTCCAACTTCTGCACCCTGTGAACCAACAATACGATATTCATCAACTTTCTTCTGAATATCAAGAGTTTGACTTACTTGCTCAGGGAAAATAGCACGACCACTGAGTGTACCGTAGACTCTACCAACTTTATCATAGTACATATCCAAGTCAGTCTTGGTAAATGCACCATCAGAACCTGAAATAAAATCATCGTCAATATCGACGTTATTCACACCATCAGCATACTCAAAGCATGTAAGTTTGTGGTGAGAAAAGTTAGGTACAAACTTGTTTGTTGTATAATCTTTATATACGATACCAGTTGGATCACCATCGAAGAACGAGAACTGCCAGAAGTAACAAGCACCAGTTACTCTAAAAATCGCAGATCTTTCGATTTGATTATTTTCTGGATCAGGTACATACCTTGGAATAATCTTCGTTTTACGAAGATCCATACCAACAATAGAAGTACCACGAGGGACGATAACTCCACCGTAAATGGAGTTCAGTTTGTAGAGAATATTATCGTCGTCTCTTAGATCAAAGTTTGTTGTACTATCGAAAGGAGACAGGTTGCCTGAAGTTGCACCACTTCTCAGACGATAGTTATTTGTTGCAATGGGAATCCACCCAGGACGGTTATCAACAAGATGCTCTCCAGGATAGAGCATGATAGTTGTTTTTCCAAATCTATCATTATCAACTCCTCTTTGATAAGAGAATCTTGCAGCTTCAATCAGTGCCCTTTGTAATGTCTTGAAGGGTCTTGCAAGCGAGTTGCCTTGATTTTCTACACTATCTGTTGAATCCAGATTGTTTGGATCAACGTAAAGAATTTCACCTTTTGTATTCTTAAGAAAGTTATCCAGTCTGCTGAGACCCATCTTATTAATGATTATAGTTTCCGTTATAGATTATTTATCATATAACGGAAGGGTCACTCTGACTGATTACATTCTAACATATACTCTACAGTATTTGCCACATCATTCATAGCATCACGAAGAAATGGTCTTTGTCCAGATTCTTGGCGAATAACAGGTCTATGACTATCTACTAATGTCCAGCGCCACTGTTTCATTTGGGCACAATACCAAAGATTAATTTTCATGTTTGAAATATTCGAGTCGTACCCAGTTGAGAAGTGCATTGAGTTCTGCTCGTCTTTCTTCGGAAAAATCGTTTCCTTTACTAAAGAGGTAGAAGTCAAGAGACTCGATAACATTTTCTCTATCTTTTTGCGAAATAAGTGACATTGGAGTTATAGAACTCAGAGCCCCCGACTGGATTTGAACCAGCGACCAACGGTTTACAAAACCGTTGCTCTACCACTGAGCTACAAGGGCATTAATCTACAGGTAGTAACTCTGGATTTTCCAGATCTAACTCAAACATAAGTGGATGACACTCTTCTAAAATCAAATAATATGAGTTTTGATAGAGGTCTTCTGGTTCATACATTAGGTTTTTATTTGCTGATTCTACCATATCAGTTGTATACATGTCTTTGTGTGGTAGTTCATCAAATGTAAAAGGGATATTTTCAATGAAATACATTAAAACAATCTCTTTTCCTCTGTTGTACCAGCAGTAAGCAGTATCTATGCGGTATTTCATAGATAACCTATTTTTGATTATTTAGGGGTAGAACCTCAGATAGGTAAGGTAATACAATTTTTATATCCTTCAAGTTGTTTTGAAGTATATTCATATGTTTTACCAAGTTCAGTAACTACAAACAAAATATCATAAGAACCAATCTTGTAAGAATATTTGTCTTTATACCCACTCATAGTGCGTAATCCAACAACGTATTTTCCAGATTGTGCTTTTGATTTTGTCGTTTTTACTTGAACTTTTTTTAATCCGTCAGGGTATTCTACAACCAAATCATACTCTTGGCAATCATTTAAAGGAATACTAACAGTATATCCTTTTTGAGTGTAGTGAGCAATTGCTTGCCCCATACCAACATTACCTTGAGATTGACTATTGGTGCATTCGTTGAATAGCATAACGGACTATAACTCTGTTTTTTATTTATAACAGAGAATAGGAGTGGTGGGATTCGAACCCACCCTGGATGGATTTTAAGTCCACTGCCTCTTCCGCTGGGCTACACTCCCAAAAAATCAACCCTCGTAGGTTTTAGGATTATACTTCAGATACTCAAAGAATGTCAACTTCATTTCTTTTTGTGTCATCCCACAATGTTTTGCAGCAGCAGGTAGAGTCATCTTTGCATGAAATAATCCTTCATTTGCTTCACGAACATTATCAGGGGTTGTCTTTACAGGCACTTCTACTAATGCGTTCTTATTGATTTTGTAAGGATTCATACTTTGAAAAAAGTAATAGGGCAAAAATTTCTGGGGAAATTTTTTCGACCAAAAATGAAACTAAACTTCATTTTTGGAAAGCGGGCAACGGGGATCGAACCCGTGATTCCAACTTGGAAGGATGGCGTGTTACCGCTACACCATGCCCGCATAAAGAGTGCTCAAGAAGGGACTTGAACCCCCACAGATAAATCTACTGGAACCTAAACCCAGCGCGTCTACCAATTCCGCCACTTGAGCACACTGTAATCATGAAGCAACAAGAGGTTCAGAGAATGCAAGAGTTTCTTCGTCAAGATTTTCACGAACAAACTTTAACACATTTAGGAACTCATCAGGAGTTTCACACACAACTTCTTTTGTCGATCCTTCACTAGAATAAAGATAGACGGTTCGCTTAGCAGCATCGACAACACAACGTGTCAGAAACTCTTCTTGCATTTGCTTTGTTTTGATTACCTTAGTAGTATAGGACACGAACGATGGGATGTCAAGTCCACTGTGCCAGTTACTCAGGTGTCCCCCACTGAGGATTTCTTCTATCATAGTCCCATCCACCAATCAAGAAGTTTTGATTACCACCAGGATAATCGTCTGGAGTTTCGCCCTCATAAACGACATGAAGTTTTTCTTCATGGTTCATAGGATTCAACCATCTTGCAGCCCATACTTCATAATAACAATGAATATTTGCTGCGTTTCCAGATACAATATTTACTACATTATTTTCAACACCTTTTACGATTAAATCTTGGGAATATCCAATCTGTGTTAAAGTTACTGTGATTGATTCTGGATCAACAAGTCCATCCCAGTATTCTGGAAGTTCAATCTTGTTGGAACCTTTAAGTTTACCACGAATGTATATACCTGCTTCTGGACCTTCTGCAATAATGTGACGGATTCTCTTTCCTTTTTGCTTTACATGAGGAATATCAAATGGAAGAACCTTATTACCACTTGCAACTCCGTTGAGGTTACCATTAAATGTTGTTGCAGTAACACTGTTAGAAGCAATAGTTACAGATGCAAGAGTATGAGTGGTTCCCTGAGCAGTAAAGTTTCCGTTTATTAGAAGATTACCACTATATCCACTACATGCTAAGATCTGATGATCTCCACGTTGTGTTGAAATCCCACAACTTGGATACTGAGAATCTGTAATATTATTAGGACCAGCTCCAGTTACTTGAGACTTATTAGGACCATTATTTGGTTCTGCATGAAAAAATGTTCCGATTGCCATTAGTTTTTCCTCATCTCTTCTCTAATCGTTTCCTTAATCAGGTTATGAACATAGTTATGTTCATAGTTAAACGAATACCCTTCGTTACCACCAGGATAATCAAGATGAGACTCTCCTTCATACTCAACAATCAGATCATCATCAACTCGTGATGCATGAATCACATAGTTGTATTCAATATCAACTCCAGAAGTTTCCCAGTTTGTCCCAATGTAAACTTTGTTATCCTCAATTTTTTCAATAAACAAAACATATGGTTTTCCAATCGGTGTCAAATGAACACTGATAGTTTCTTCTCTTACAAGACCTCTCCAGTAATCAGGTAGTTCAATCACCTTACCTTTGTTTTTTCCATGGAGATATACACCAATCTCTGGTCCTTCTAGGCATACATGACGCAATCTCCAACCAGGTTTTGTTGGATGAACCATATCAAATGGTAAGTTCTTTTTCATGGAAAGAACATGAGCACCTCCGAGGCTTGAGACCTCTCCAGTTGCCTGAATGTTACCAGTAGCACGAATGTTTTGCTCTGCCCAAAAGTTTCCTGCCTTCATATTATAATAATACCAAGGCTGGCATTGTTCACCAACTAACTTTTTGAGATCACCATCAAAATCATTATCTTCATTGTGAACCTTTGCAACATAGTCATATCTCATTCCTGGTTGACCAACAATAGTTGGTTCTGCACAGTCTTGCTGACCCTTAGTTCTAGTTTCAAATCCAGTCTCTGGACCATTAGAAGATTGACTTGGAGTACTTGTTTTGTTTGCTCCTTTTGATTCTGCTGCTGCCTCTGATCCTCCAATATTTGCAAAATCTGATTCTGCCATTTAACTCACTCCTTACTAACGAACATCATAGTTCCAACCGACAACAGAATATTGAGAGTTGTCGCCTGGATAATCCTGAGGTGTTGTTCCAGGATATTCTGGAATCAGTCTATCACCATCTTTTCTTTCTGCATAGATGTGATAAAAACAGTCAATAGGCATGTTACCTTGTGACTGTAAGTACACCTTTTCTTCATCGATTCTCTTTACAATCACATGCTGATGAGCACCGATTGGCGTGAGATTTACCGTGATTGTTGTAATATCTACAAAGTCTTTCCAATAATCTGGAAGTTCAATCTCCTTCTTGCTGGTAACTCTTCCTCTGATATAAACGTCATTATAAGGTCCCTCAGGACAAGTGTGCCTGAGTCTCCACCCTTCTCTAGATGGGTGGGGAATATCAAAGTTTTTCTTCATTGAGAGGATATGGAATCCTCCACCGTATCTAGAAATAACTTCCCCTTGAGCAAGAACGTGAGTTCCTACTTCGACTTGTCCATTCAAAGTTAAGTTCTGAAAGATTGCTGCATCCCCATCAACGGCAAGAGAGTATGGACTATGATTAAATCCACACACCGCACCAGGAATAATGGGAGTTGGAGAATCTGGATTTTCAGTTTTACCTACCATCAAAGTGGCAGCTACAATAGGGAAACTACCTGGATCTCCAATAACCTGTGGTCCTTCAATAAAAGAAGATCCACGAATTTCTGTTGGACCAAGACCTAAACAAATAGGACTTCCTTCGCCAACAAATAATCTTTTTCCTACGGAAGCATCATCAAACTGCATTTTATTTTTCCTCTTATACTAGATTATCAGTATATCTCTTATGGTAATCTTTAGCGACTCCAAACTTAGAGTCTTTACCTGCAGTACCTACGGTTCCAGATACTGCCTGAGCAAATCCATAATACATTTTCAATGACTGATTGAATGCCATTTCCCCCGCACCACTGGAAACCATTTTCAAAGATGCCTTTGCTTTGAAATCAATTTTATTACTGTCCAGATTAATCGCTTGGTTTGATTTGATGTCAATGACACCTCTCTTTGTATCTGGTCCAGTTGCAAGAATGTCAATGTCAAGAGCTTGAAGTCTGATACGACCATTCGGGGCATTCAAAACAATGTCTCCATTAATCGCTTCGACATATAAAGCTGGTTTCTTGTCTGGTGTATTATCACCACACTTAAGTTCCCAAACGTTTGGACAACGATTTACTGTCCATCCTGCTCTCTTACCATCTTTATCCATTGTCATATAATGCAATGGATCCGATGCTTGGAGCATCACATCTGATTGAACATCTGAATCTGGTTTTCCATGCAGATGTCCAAATCTAAGTTGACCATCTGTAGTTCCGTACTCAACGGATCTAAAGGTTTTCTTTTTTCCGTCAGCCATTAAACTTTACCTACACAATCTACTACAGAAATAACTTCTATTCCATCTGGAAGTTGTTCATCCTCTCCAACTCTACGTGGACGTAGGATTGGTCTTAGTTTAGCATTATATCCTGTCAATGATATTATACCAATTTCAGGGATATCTGTAAATCCACATCCTTTTTTGATAACATCAACTTTAGTCACTCTACCAAACTGATCATACTTAACTTCAAGTTGAGTGCCATTACTTGGTGTGATAAAAATATTATCGCTTGGATCATAAAGATACCCAGGGTTATCAATCACTACTTCTTCTAAGCAAAGAACAACTGGATATGTATTTCCACTAGAAAGATTAGAAGATTGACCAATCACTGTAATGTTTTCATTTGTTGTATCTGGAATAGTCACAGTTCCAGATGATGCTGTTGAGTTGTACTTAACAACGTTTCCGTCAGAGTAAGAATAAGTACTATCCCACAATGGAGTTGATTCTGATACTTCAAAATCACTTGGTAGTAGCAACCAGTTATCTGGAGATTGTGATGGAATGTTATTTAAATTACCATCAGTCAACGATTCATACAGACTATATATTTGTCCGCCAAAATCGATTACAGTTGGAGTTAATAATCCTGTTCCAACCACTGTTTGTACAAGATTGCCATCATTATCATATACTTCTGCAGTCGTACCAGATGGTAAACCTAAAGTTCCACCCTCTGTAACAGCAATCGTTGTTCCTGGTGGATAAGAATCTATATTTCCATTTGATGAGGTGTAGATAGCATCATTATTATTGGCAAATACATCTCCATTTCCACCAACACTTCCATTTGGTGCAGGTAAATATCCAAATCCAGGATCAACTACCTGGACACTAGTAACTCCTCCAGGAGAAGACTGAGTTACAATCGGAGTTCCATTTGTTGTTGTTAGTGATGTACCACCATTTCCTCCAGCAGTTACTGGTGTTCCATTAGGAGTGGTAACTGGAGTTCCACCACTTCCGCCTGCATAAACTGGAGTTCCACCTGTTCCACCAACTGTTAATGGTGTTCCACTTGTTGTTACGATTGGTGTTCCTCCTGTACCAGTGGTTGTAATTCCAGGAGTTGTGGTTGTAGTTGATGGTACAACAACTGGAGTACCACCAGTTCCACCTGCAGTTACTGGAGTTCCATCAGGAGTTGTAACTGGAGTTCCACCAGTTCCACCAACAGAAACTGGAGATCCACCATTTGACCCAACTGCAACTGGAACTAAACTTGGACCAGTTAGTAGAGGATCAATTTCAGTTTCAAGAACTGCACCTTGTCCTAGTCCGCACATATCAACAACAACTGCCAATGGAGGACTTGTATATCCACTACCAGATCCAGTTAAATCAACACCTAAAATGGCACCAGCAGCAGAAACAACTAGATTTCCAGTTGCTGGGCTTACACTATTACCTACAAACTGAATCTGTGGAGGACCACAAGGTATTCCACTTGTATTACATGGTGGAGCAGAACCTCCTCCAGGGATATTGATATTTGAGGAATATTCTTCTAACTTTTTGCCTAGTGCTGCTGATGGAGATGGGAGACTCTGAGCACCAGATCCCCATGTCCATGAATCATAATCAGGGCATAGTTGTTCATTATCACAAGAGAAGAACTGGAGAATATTTGATGCAATATTCAAAGCATTCATTACACCATCTGCTATACCACTCACTTGATTTGCAATAGAACCTACAAGAGAAGTGATTGGAGCTAGTGCAGAAGAGATACCGTTGATCAGATCTCCCATGAGATTGCCAAGCAAATCTCCAATGAACTGTTCAGCAGCACAAAGTGGAGCATTAACAAACTTATCAATTAAATCCTTAAGAAGACTATTTACTAAACTAAGAAGTCGATCTATAAGTTTTTCTATAACACAATAAAAGGTATTAAGTCCAGTTTCAGATGCTTTTTGTAGTTTTTGTCGTTGGTTTGGAAATGTTAATGCTGTGACATCTTTGATAGCATTTGTTATTTTTAGATTAACATATCCACGTATTCTTGTCAGGATACTTTTTACAAACCCAGAAATAAGTTGAGATGCTTTGTTTAGTTCATTTGTTATAAAATCTGGACCACCAGCGGCATTGAATGCTCCCAAAGCACCTTGAACTGTTTGTGTTGCTTTCTTTGCTTTGTTAACTGATTTTAGTAGATTTTTTATTGCTAACTGAACTCCTTTCATTTCGGAGTTCTTACTTTCACAGTTATTTTGTATTTGAGTTTCTTTCTCAAAATCATCTTCCTGATCAAAGTTACTTGCAGGTTGTTGATTTGGATCGTCAGTATTTTCTCTTGGTTTTCCTGTATCACCAACTTGGTCTTTACGATGAACTACTTTATCTCCAGACAAACCTTTATAACCTGTTCTTGGAATAAATCCTGCTGGAGGATCTCCAGGAAACAAGTTAGTTTGGGCACCAGTTGAGTAGCAACCTAAGATCACAGGTTCGTTTTGTTCTACACCATCCTTATAGAATCCAATAACATAATCACCTTGTGACAAGTTAGGTGTTTGTTTTGAACCGTAGATACCACTTCCACCAGTTACTGGAAGAAGAACTTCACACATAGGAAGTTGTTCATCAGGTGGTTCTAGTTTTTTATTAGGAGTATGTTGACCAAAAATTCTTACTTTATATCGATGTCCCCATCCAGGTCTATCTGGGGGAACATGTCCTTTCTCAATAATGTTCTTTTGCCATGTTGAATCGTCAACAATCTGTCCATGGAACCAATAAAAGTTCCCGTCACTTAGGACTTCACTGTTAAAATTATTTGCCATCAGTCATCATAAACTAGACACTCTGGTGCTTCTGGATTTGCATCACAATAAAGTTCAAGTGAGGTTGGATCATGCTGATCCTCTGGATGACGTTGCTTATACGCTTCAAGTTGTTCTAACTCACCTTCAATATGACGACGACGTTGAGATGAAATCTGAGGATCGTTCAGTTCATCTTTATCTTTTTGAATATGTTGATCGATACTTTCCATAGTTTTACTTTTTAAATACTGAATCTCGGATTAGATTTAACTTCGTAAAAGTGTCTTCCGTTCTAATCAAATGACACACATCTACTATCATATATATCCCACTTTTCAGATTACTTATTGATCCGTTCGTTTCCCAGTCTACTTCAGGGAACTGCACTGTAACTAAATCACCTGCTCTAAGAGAAAAATCACCTGCAATAGTAACAGTCAACTTATTTGTAAACAACTGATTATATCTTTGTCTTGCTTGTCTCATGATCTGAGCAGTGTCAAAGATAACTTGCTTTGCTTTAGGCAGTTGTGCTCCAAGATTAGCACCAGGTGGTAAAGTTCCCGTATCAAGGATTTGCTTGCTTATGTTAGTTGCTTTGTTTGGCAAATCCAAATCCTTTGCCATTTTTGGAAACTCCCTACCACCAAGTATACCATTTTCTTCCTGTTTTTTGCTAGTTGATGCATCTTCTTTATACTCTTGGTTCCATGGAGTATGAGATATTAACTTACTACTTGAATATGCTGAGTTAGAAATCTTTTCTTTCACATCCATCGTAGACATAAAAGAGTAATCTAAAATAGTTCCTCCAGGAGTATCAGTATAAGTCAATGTTCTCTTTGGTCCTTGAGAGAACAACTTATCAATGGACTTAAACAAATACTTTTTTCCTCCTCCTTCGGATGCTGTCTCGAAGAAAAAGTATCCTGCGATGTTGCCAAGTGCATTAGGAACGTCTTCAGGCACACTTCTAGTTGCTAGTCCCAATAGTTTATAAAATGGTTTTTCATTATTACCATTAAATACCCATTCATTGATTGTCGTATCAATCTCTATTTCATTTGGAGTTTGAAGATTACTTGTTATAATTTTCCTCACAGAATCTGATATTTTTCCTTCATATCGAAGAACAACTCTCGTGTCAACGTATTCATTAGTGATTGCTTCTTTTGAAAAAAGATCAATCGTAAATGTACTAAACTGACTGTTTTCTGAGATGTCTCTAGTTGCTTGTACTCTTAGTTCTGGAAAGGACAAGGTAGTTCCTTGATTATCACTAAAGCTAAGTTCAACTTTTTCCCCACCAGTGATAGTAGTGTTATCGTCTCCAGGTGCTTCAAAAACTTCATCATTTTCTAATGCTGCTTCATAACCTACTTTCTTTTGAATGGCAGCTTTCCTAAGACCACTATCAACTACTTTGGCAGAGACACGAACTGTTGTATCAAGCATTGACTCATAGTAATGCAACTCGACTACACCCATAGAAATATCAAGATTATCCGTGTAGTCAGACACGATAATAAACTTTTCTATACTTCCAGACTCTGTTACCTTGTTTGGAGTGCTCACTGTTTATCCTCGACTTGCAGCAGGGTTATATCCACTATTTACACTGCCATTTCCAGCAAAAGTTGTTTTGCTTAGATTAGATCCATACGATATTGATCTATCTGATTGCTTTTCAATGATCATTGGTTGAATCATCAGAAGAACTCCAGATTGTTCATATGATGCCGATTCATTTATACCTTTATATACTTTTGGATTTTTGCCAATGTATCCACCACCTTGTGCGGCACCTCTCAATAATCCAGTTGGATTTATGAGTTTATTATCTTGATATGCCTGAAAGTGTAAGTGTGTTTGGTTTCCTAAGTCTATAAGTCTTCCAATATTTTGTCCAGCAGAAACTTTATCTCCTGGTTTCAATCCTGGAGTCATATGAAGATAGGTTACTTTTAAACCACCACCATGATCAATTGATAAGTTGGAGGTATACCCAGACCTTTTGTATGAATATCCTGGTGAACCACTAATAACTGTACCATCACGATATGCAACAACTGGAAGTTTAGGATCTCCTCCCCATGGTGGTCTTTCAACAACATCAACACCAGCATGTCCACCATAAGATCTCGGAGCTCCAAAAACTTGACCTTCTCCAGTACCAATCATTCCCTTTGGTAATGGAAATTTTTTACCTCCTTTGCCGCCAAACCATGTTGAAGGATTTAAAAGATTAAATCCTGGATTAGATGATGAACCAGTTGCAATTTGTGGTTGATACTTAATAGGTTCTCTTCTCGCTCTTTCTATGAGTGCTCTTTCTTCACGAGTTGCTTTATCTGATGGGCCAACCCAAGCACCAATACCTCTTTCTTTCAAATACTGCATTCCAAGTAAATCTTGGACTTCAGGAGTGAATTTAGCATTTGTTGGTATTCCTGCTCTTTTTACAACTCCAGGTAAAGTATTTCCAATAAACTGATAACGACCTACTGCATGTAATCTACCTTGTTTAATCCATTCATCATTTGACATTCCAGGTTTTTCTGCCTGTAAGTTAAGGATTTCTTGTATCGTTAACTCAGTTAATGCTCTACCTCTATGTTGTTTCATTTTACGAAAATCGCCAGAAAATCCAGCAACACCTCTACCTCCAGCAATTCCTATCTGGTTAACAGCATTATATCCTCCAGATCCAGCAGATTCGTACTTAGAAAGGATAGCGAGTGCTTGTTTTTGTAGTTTGGATAGATTAGCTCCACCAAAAGTTGCGCCTCCAGGAGTATCATAACGAGGATCAAATCCTCCTCTTGCATTTATATCTCTATCTCTAGGACTTGTTCCTGTTGCTTGACCAGAAGCAGGAGGTGGTTCTTTATCAATTACTTCTAGTTCTATAGAACCTATTTCTCTATCTAAGTAAGTTGCAAGAGAGTTCACTGATTTCATGTTATCAGATTGTGATAACGAAACAACAGTAGATGTAACCTGACCACCCTCTTCAAACTTTAATGCTGATGACAGTCTTGATGTAGATGCACTGATACCTTTAAATGCATCTAAGTTTGAAAAGTTTGTAAACTGAGCACCAACATACTTTAATACATTGCGATCAACTCTCATTCCTAAAGCAAGTTGTAGTGCAGCATACATTGCACCACCAATCAAAGGAATATCTTTTACTTTATTTGCGAGATTGATTAGTGGTTCACTTGAAGATTTTGCTTCATCCTCGGTTCCTACACCAAAGAAACTAAGTAGTTTTTTAACTCCACCAATAGCATTGCCTATCAGAGTTGGTACAAGATTTGGTAATGTGAGTTTAGGCATTGGTGGAAGACTCATCATTCCACCAAGAATGGGTAATCCTGCACCTGCCTTACCAATCATCCCTCCATACGCATACTGATATGGTTTTCCAGTTTTAGGATCTGTATCTACTAATCCCATCTTTCTGAGACCAGCATCAGATGCATTATATGCGGCAGTTCCTGCTACTGTTCCGACACCAAGAGATGCAATACCTAGAGCAATAGCAGCTGGTAATCCAACACCAGTTAATCCTAATGCCCCAGCGCCAGCAAGTGTAGCAGCAGAAGCGGCCATGCCTGCTCCTGTCCCACTAACTGCATTGATAAGTGTTCTGAGTCCATCCTTTCCCCTACCTTCCTTTGCTAACATTCCAGATTCAATAAGATCTGGAATGAGGAACGCCATTCCAAGAAGTCCAGCTCCTTTTGCTTTTATTCCTTTTGGAAGTTTTGGTAATCTAGATCCTTTCCCACCACCTGTTCCTGTGGTTACTTTTGGTTTTTGTCTGAGAGGATTTCTTATATCAGGTTTACCAGCAGTTCGACCACCACTTGTAGTTACTCTAGGTTTTCCTCCTGGTTTAACTCCCCCTTTAGGTGCTCCTCCACCTTTTCCTTTTCCACCAAATCCACCACCAGCATTAATCATTGCGGCGATTAATGCCAGATTAAAGAGAGTATTTAATGTACCTAAAAACTTATCAAATACTTTTGCTGCACCATCACCACCGATTGCTTTAATGAATCCCTTTGTCTTGTCAACTAATCCATACCCAAAATCAATAAAAGTTGTTAATCCATTTAATAAAATTCCACCAATGTTAACAATAAAGTTCATTGACTTCTCAATGAGAGGAATCAATCCAACTAGTTTTGGTATGATTTCAAAACGATTATTCAGATACCCTAGAATAGTATAAAGTAAAAAGTTAGTAATCCAATCAAATATACCAGTCTTAGGCATCAAAGCACCTAACTTTCCAATATTAAACTTATTAGATTTCTTTTTTCCTTCTAACTCTTTTTCTCTTTTTTTCTTGTCATCATTTGTTTTATCTCTAGTTTCTTTTTTATCCTTTATCTTATCATAGACATATCTATTCTTAAAAATATCACGCAGTTTTATTACCTTAACCTTTACTCTTATGATTTGTTCTTCAGTATCATCCTTTTTGTTTCCACTATAAACTAAAGCACCACTCTTTTTTTCTGTTGTAGCAATGTCTGATTTCTTAAAAGACTTAGTTATTGCACCTTTAAAAGATTCATCATTAGATTTTTTAATCACGACTTTACGAGTCGATGCTCTAACAAGAGCACTTCCAGTATTATAAGAACTAGGTGGTAAAAATCCTACTAATGCCATTATCTGATACCGTAAATATCTGCGTTATTTTTTCTTTCTCCTGTGTATGGAGAAGTCGCAGAAAAACTTGGAACTTGTTTTCTTTCACCTTTTCCAGATCCTCCAACACCTGAAGAAGATCCACTTGTGATTGGTGGTAAAGTCATCATCCCAGATCTACCAGCAACTGATGGTGGACCAGGGATTGGTTTTAGTTTTCTTGCACCCATCTTTGCTGGTGTAGAATTTGAATCAAGAGTGGCAACTAATCTATCGATTGTATTAGGTCCACCAAGTTTCATTACTGCATCAACTGGAAGAATGTACTCCCCTGGTTGAGTTGCAATCAACTGTCTATCAGCAGCGGCACCAGGCATATTCATGCCAGTTGACTCTGTGATCTCCCCACCTCCTTGCTTTCCTACCCATCCACGAGGATCATACCATGCTCTCTGTGGTGGTTTAGTCTTAGTGATTGATGGTGTACTTGCTCCATAAATCTGCTGTGCTTTATTAAGTTTTGGTTTTGGTTTTGGTTTTGGTTTCTGTTGTGCTTGACCTCTACCAGAACCAGTTGCAGATCCTCCAGGACCATACACTGGTTTATTTTTTTGTTGTCTCTGTTTTTCAGCAGATGCACCACCAAACCATCCCATTTTATCCCACCATGGACGTTGAGATTCTAATCTCTTTTGATTCATTTTTTCTTTTTCACTCATTGGTGGTTGTGGTTTACCACGCAGTTGATCTGCAAGATAAAATGCATCGTTGACTAGAGGATTAGATCTAATCATCATTGTTGCTGTATTTTGTATAGTTCTTAGTGGGTCTCCTTTCTTCTTCCCAAGAACCATATCAACTTCCATATCTCTTGCAAAAGGATTTATTTGATAAAATGCTTGCAATCTTTCTCTTAATGTTATTGATCTTTTTGCTTTATTTGCATCAACTTTTGAGATTCCTCTAGAATCTCCCCTTATAACAGCCCAAGGATCAGGCATATCAACAAAATCATACTTCTCGTTTACAACCCTATATCCACCATCAGTACTTGCTCTTGCCCAAAACTTACCGAGAATACTTTTTGCGTCTTCAGCAGCAGGAGATATTTTACCTTTTTCAAAATAATCTTCATATTCTACTCTTATCTCACCTCGTTTTAATCGATCATAAACGCCTTGAACTTCAGCAAGATTTGACCACTTTTCCTTTTTAGCTTTTGCAAGATCTTGTGTTGCAATAGCAAGCTCTCTACTAGTTCTTTTTCTCGCTCTTTCTATTGCTTTTGTAAGTTCATCTTTGGATTCTTTTGATAGTTGTGTTTCAGTAACTGGTCCACCGATCCCGCCCATCATAGATCTCAAATATTGCAATCCAGAATCTCTAAAAGTTGAACTCTTTAAAATCTTTTCTGCTATTCCTGGTTCTTCTTGTTTAGGAGTTGATCCAGAAGTAGTTGGTTTTCCATCTTTTAATGGAGGTAGAGGAGGTGGAATGGTGCCTGAAGATTGGTTACTTGGAAAATACCTATCATAAACTCTTTTAGCAGCACCAAATGGATCATTAAGTAAAGATCCAGTTGATCCACCGCCAGGTTTTGGTTGACGTGATGATGGAGTCGGTTTTGAATCAGATTCTGGTGGCATATTACGTTCACCAGAACCCCGTGGGAAATATTTTTCACTTTCTCTATTGTATATTCTCATCAATGCTCCGATTGGATCATTAGCAAAGGAACCAGTGGGAGAATCTCTCGGATCTGGACCATCATAATCATCTCTGATTCTTCCACCATTAGCAAAAGCAGGAAGAACTAATCCACCACCAGCAGCAGTCTGAATATTCTTTGCTAACTTTGGTTTATTTGCATTAGATCCACCATACTTTTTATTCAGTGCTAAGAAAAAGTTTGCTCCTAGTGCATCAACAGTTTCTTTATTGATTACAACTTCACCAGGACGAGCAGCAATCAGTTGAGTATCAACACCAGCACCTTTAATATCTGTTCCACTTGCTGTAGTTACCTTTCCACCTTTACGGAATCCATAGGACTTTGTTTGTCCTGTATCCATTTTATAGAGTTGTTCTTTTGCCTCTGCATCTTGTCCCGTAAGTCTTTCAAAGAAGTTTGGTTTATTTGCTTTTCTTTCAAGTTCAGTTCTAACCTTGTCTTGACCCTGCTCTTTTACTGCCTTACTTGTTTTTCTTTCTTGCTCATCAACAGTTTCTGGCATGAGCATCGGGATTGCTGCCCCTGCTCCAAACAATAAAGCACCAGCACCTAAAGGTGTTCTAACAACTCTTAAAAGTTTTGGTATCGCACCAACCAACATTTTAGTGGTGAATGCGCCAACAGTAAAGATAAGTCTAGATACAAATCTACCAAGACTATTACCAAAAATTAAATATGCTCCTACTAAAGCAGGCCACCAATCTTTAAAAAATCTACCAAGAGACATCATCTTCTTGGCATTGTCTGGATCAGACATCCAGTTCAGAAGATTGTGTACTACTTTTCCTAAGAACGTATATGTGATCCAGTTTATAATGTAATCTAGTGGACCTTTGAGGGGTTGAAGAATCTTTTTACCAATCTTTGCAATAGCACCAATCGTCTTTTCTAAGTTTGATTCTCTCTCTTTTTTCTTTTTTCTCCCTTCTTCTTGCTTTTTCTTTTTCTCTTTTTCTTTTTCAAAGGAGAAAGATCCTTTTAAATTCTTATTAATATCATCTAAAGCACCTTCTATCTTTGAGAAGTTATATGTATATGCTTGTTTCGTCTTTGCAATAGAAGTCTGCTGTTGAGGTGCTTGAACAATAGCAGTTTCTTTTTCTGGTGCAATAAGTTTTTGTGCTGGTGCAAATGTTGATCCAGGTAATATTCTTGACGCTGCTGTGATTGGTGCAGTTGTTGGACCTGTTTTTTTGGTTTTAAACGCGCTGGCAGTTACTTTCTTTTTGTTTAAACGAAATCTACCAGTTTTTGTTTTTACTCTTTTATATTCATTCGTTACTGCTTCTACTTCACTTGAATCCATCTTCTGACCCATACGGTCAGCCATCATTCTCTCTTTTAAGAGAGTCTTATATGTTCCGTAGTCAAGGTCAAATACATCATCAAGACCCAAAGCACGAAGAATGACCTCATCGATTTTTTCTTCAATGAGGTCACTTTCGTTCTTACCTTGATATGTACTTTTACCTGCCTCGACCATTCTTTATTTCTGCTGTTGTGCTTTTAGTTTTTCTTCTTCTAAATGTTCCATCAACATCATAACATAAACATCCTTTTCCCAAGGCATCATGTTTTCAATCTCAGTCAATGAATATTTATGGAACTGCATCAAGGCAAAATTGAGTCTATAATAGTTCTCAAGATCTGTATAGCACATTGCTAGGCGAAAAAACTAGAAAGACCCTCCAGAACGATAGTGCTTTCTACTCCAGTATTTGGGTTTTTGATCTTGACTTCATGCATAAGTTTTGGCATAGTCTCAAAAAACTTCTCAACTTTTTTGAACTGTGTTGAGTTCATTTGATCTAGAAACTCCATCAGTTCTTTTTTTGTAACATCACCAGCGGACCACACCTCTTCTTCAGTGTAGATTTTATCAATACATGATGCAATAAGTTCAAATGACTTATCCATTGTACTTGATTGAACATCAAAGTTATCTCTAATAAACTCATCTAGAGATGGATACTTCATCTCCATGACAATCGTATCATCAATTTTAATCTTTGGAGTGTGGTCAGTATCTTTTCTAACTTTAATGTCTTCAACACTAATCTTAGTTAGAACAGTAGTCTCTTCATCATCAGGGCAGATGAGATTAACTTCAAGTTCTTCTCCAACAGACTTACCACGAATGTTAAGGAAGAGATATTCAATATCAAAAGTAGGAAGAGACTCTACTTTAATACCTCTTGTCTGAATACAGTTTTTAATAACTTCTTTTACTGCTTCGGTAATCTGTTTGGTATCTTCTGATTCCATAGCAAGAACAAGAAGTTTCTCTTCTCTTACTAAGAACGGTCTATATTTTACTGGTTTTCCTGTCGAAGGCAACTCAAGTTCATAAGTTGGTGTCGAAATCTTTGGTAAAGGCATAATGTCCTATAGAATGTTCAGTGTGATTATTTATGGGTGTTGTGCCAGATTGTAAAGTGGCACATAGGGTATCAAAGAGGCGAAATGCGATGCTATAATAAACACAGTTAAAACAACCTCATGAAGGCACTTCTCAACTTCTACCTAATGTCTGCTCTTTCAGTTACCACTGTAGCAACTGGAGCATGTTTTGTTTGGTATGTACAAGAGTATGATGCTGCATATAAGTATCATAAAGTTTCTCCAGAAGCATCTCAAATTCACCGTAACAACTCTCTCTGGTTGGGATTGTGGGGAGGCATTTACGGTCTTACTGGAGTTGTCAGTGCTATTGGTCTCTCTCAAGGACTTAAAAAAGACAAATGAAACGAGTTTTGATTATAGCACTTTCAGTTACTATTATACCATTCTCTTTGTTTTCATGCTATCACTCTTTAAACTCAATAAAGGGAGGATTCCCCGTACCAAATGAAGGAGATGTAGAATATTCTACTCAAACATAAGAGGGTCTTCGGACCCTCTTTTTTATTATCCAACTGCCTGTCCAAATGGACCACTCACACTACCATCAGTAAAGTCGGCAAAGTTAGTTGCGTTCTGAGCATTCCTACCAAATGATTGTGATTGATTATTATTCGTTCCTTCAATACCATTGTTATAGTATTCATTAGTAATAACTGTTGGATTATAGTTGAACTCTTGTGGTGGAGGTGGTGCTGGGTTTGAAGTTGGTGGTGGAAGAGTTGGAGCTGGTGGTGCCACAGGTTGTGGATTTGCAGTGTCAATCAAATATCTACTAAAGTTAAAATCAACTGTGCATTTTAAAAGTTGAGATGAATCATAGGAAATAGGTGCAGCAGCAACATTGATTGGATACGCATCAGTAAAACTGTATGTAAGAGATCCAGATGGAGTTCCTCCAGTTCCTTGCTGATAATCTCTCTCAAATTTTATAATAGATAACTCATTAGTTTTATAATGATCTGGAAATGCAACTCTATGACTATAATCTAGTTCAAATCTTCTAGAGTTAACATAATTTCCTGCTGAAGTAACACCCTCTAACATAGTATATCCCATCCACCCTTCAAAAAGACGAATCACATAATACTTTTGAGCATCAACGTAAAAAGTAAAACTTGATGTCTCATCATACAGTCTTCTATATGCATGTCTAAGAGTAACTCCAGTGTAGTCGTCATTTAACTCATGAGTTGCAAGACGAGAACCAGGAAGAGATGCTTCAGTGCAAGGGATAGTTATATAATCTTCAATATTAATCGCAGTAACATTTACTCCCCTTTGCCCAAGGTAGGCCATTACTCTTGTTGGGACAGGAAAGGAGACTTGATAATGAGATGTCAGAGATGGTTGAAGGATTCTAGCCTTCAAATCTGACATAGTATATTTCTTTGGGCCTACTATTGCCATCTATAAATAGTACTACTGATATATTATGTATGTGACAAATGGGAGAAAGTTTAAAGTCACGATACAAACCATCTAATCCTGAAAAATATGTTGGCAATCCCAACAACATAGTTTGTCGTTCTTCATGGGAACGAAAGTTTTGTCACTGGGCAGACTTAAATCCAGATATTGTACAATGGGCAAGTGAAGAAGTTGCCATTCCATATTTGTCTCCTTTAGACCATAAAGTTCATCGCTATTACCCAGACTTTTTGATTAAGGTAAAAGAACAAAATGGTGGAACTAAAACTTACCTAGTTGAAATCAAACCAGAAAAACAAACAAAACCTCCGAAGAAAGGTAATAGAGTCACAAAATCATTCATATATGAAACTAAAACTTGGGCAGTAAATCAAGCAAAGTGGAAAGCTGCAGACGAGTTCTGTAAAGATCATGCGATTCAGTTCAGAGTTATCACAGAAAAAGAACTTGGAATCAAGCAATGGCACTAGAAGGTTTAGAGTTAGATCGAACACTCGAACTCAAAGATAAAGTTGGTAACTCAAATGATGCTGACTTTATCATGGAAAATATTATTGAACTTTTTACAGAACAAGAGTTCATACCTGACGTAGGGCAATATTATACATTCATATACTCTCCTAAGAGCCCAGAGATTGTTTATGACCAATATCCCCTAGTTGCTGTGACCAGTATTCATTCATGGGGATTTCGTGGCATCAACTATCATTGGAGGCAACCTAGACAATATGCTTGGAATGAAGTGGTAGGAAGACTTCACTTAGTTCATCCAAAAGAGATTGGATATCTAAGAGAACTTTCTTATGAAAAAATCGTCAATAAATAAGTAAAAAAGATCTATCTGAAAATGCCAGACATATCTAAAAATATGCCATACGTGATTAGTGGTATCACTATACCTGGCACTTTAACTGTCACTACTGAAACTGGTGAGTCTACATGGACTGCAAAAGGACAAAGTGTTCCTACTTTTGTATCCAAAACAAGTGTTAATTTTCAATGGAAAGAATATGCACCTGGTGAATCAGTAACAGATCTAGTGAAACTTGTACCTAGTATTGGACAACCTCCAGCAGAGGCTGCAAAATACAGAGAAAGAAGTGGCAATAGAATCACTAAAAGTGCAACTCAAGATCTTAAAGATACTATTTTGATTGACTTAGCAACTAACGGATAGGAAAAATGCCATCTAGTTTTAATGGATTCACTGCTGCTGCTCAGGGTATTACTCTGTCTAGTACTCCTAGTCCCAGTCAATCATATCCATTTCCAACGACAATAAACGTTGGGTCAACAGGATATGAACTTGCTCAACAAGGAGTAAGTCTTTCACCTAACTCAGAGACTATAGCAAGTAATGCATCTCAAAGTCTTGCTCAACAAGGTGCTCAAGGAATAACAGCAGGTTCATTAAGGTATCCAAATACTAACTGGCCATCTAAACAAGATTATATTTTGTTTACTGCTCTTGAATATGGGAAAACTGACTTTAATCTTACAGGAGGAAACGTTGGATTTTCACAAAGAAACTTTAAACCACTAAGTCCAACTGTAATACTTCCTATTCAAAATAAAATCCAAGATCAAAATTTAGTTAACTGGACTGGACAAACATTAACTCCGTTACAAGTTGCGGCAGCTGGTCTCTCTGCAAAAGCAATCACTGGAGACGATGCTGATGCAGCAGTAAAAAGTTTAACTTCAACAATAACAGATCCAGAAGTTAGAAAAGCGATTGATTATATGTTTGCGGAAAAAGCATCTTCTGCAACTGGATTACTCTCTCGTCTAGGAGGATCTATCGCTAACCCTAACTTAGAACTTTTATTTCAAGGACCTGAACTGAGACCATTTTCGTTCACTTTTATAATGTCAGCAAGAAATCCAGATGAAGCAACTCAAATTAGAAGAATCATTCGATTCTTCAAACAGAATATGGCAGTTAAAAGAACTTCAATTAATGTATTCTTAAAGTCTCCTAATGTTTTTAGGATTCAATATAAAAGTTCAACAGCAAATGGACTTCACCCCAGTATCAATAGAATCAAAGAATGTGCCTTACAGAATCTATCAGTTGATTATACTCCAGCAGGAACATATTCAACGTTTAATGATTCAAAAAGCACTATGACTGCATACAGTATGACAATGACATTCACTGAACTTGAACCAGTATTTGCTGATGAGTATACGAACGTTCCAACAGACGAAATAGGATTCTAAAAATGGCAGGTTATTTTTCTAGAGTTCCAAACTTTGATTATATTAGCAGAGGTGCTAATGCAAAGAATATTGGAGACTACATCACCACTAAAAATCTATTCAAAAGAGTTAAACTTCGTGATGATGTAATCAACACGGTTACATATTTTACTGATTACAATGTTCTTTATGATGATCGCCCAGATAACGTTGCATATAAAGTTTATAATGATGAGAATCTAGATTGGTTAGTGTTGCTTGCAAATAATATCATCAATGTTCAAGATGAATGGCCTTTGACACAAAAATCATTTGATAACTTTTTGTTAGAAAAGTATGGTACATATGATATTGTTAACAGTGTTCATCATTACGAAACTTATGAGGTAAAGAATACTATCGGCAGTATTATTGTTCCTCAAGGAATGCGAGTTTCCTCTGATTTTTCAATCACATATTTTGATCCATTAGTGGGTGGAGCAAATGGATCATTACAAACTGCCACGAATATTACATATCCCGTTACTAATCTTCAGTACGAAGAAGATCTTCAAAATAAAAAGAGAAGAATCAGAATCATCAAACCAGAATATCTGAATCTAATCTTTGATGATCTCAGTAAGATAATGCCGTATAAAAAAGGATCTACTCAGTATGTGAGCAGATCCTTAAAGCGTGGCGAGAACCTAAGAATATTTACCTTCTAATCAATTACCTCGTTGAACTTCACAACCAGCGATTGCACCTGTTACAACACCAACTGGTACTGACCAAACCATCGCATCTGGTTTAGATACTCCAGCAGCAATACCACCACCTAGAATACCTCCAAGAATAGATCCTCTAACACAGTTACGATTTTGAGAAACTGGAGGTGGAGTAGTTAATGGTTGACGATAAGTAGATCTTTCACAAGGAACTTTCACTTCGTCATAATACTGCTTTACATATCCAGGATTATCCACTGTACCAGGAACATATTCTTCACGATAAACTTTTTTGATACAAGTTTGAGATGAAGACCATCCAGGTTGTGAATAAGTATACCTATGGTCTGCAAATGCTGCAGTAGGGAAAAGAACTACGAGAGTTGCTAGAAGGAGTTTCATCAGGATTCTGCTAGACGTTGAAAGTAACTGAGAGCATCATCTTCATCCTCATCATCTGAGGACACTTGCTGAACTGGAGCAGGTGCTTTACTCTTACGATAAGAGTTTTCCAGTTCTTCCATCACATTATCTTCCTGAGTTTTAGTTTGAACAAACTCTTCGTAGACATCTTCTTCAGCAACCTGAGAAGCACGAGAAGTCTTGTTACCCAGAACATAATCAAGACGCTTTTTCAATGCATCATAATCCTTGAACTGATCAGGAGCAACTACTGCAGCAAGAGAAAACTCTTTCTTCCAGATTGCTTCCATAGCGTCATCATCATCCAGAAGAACACTGGGAGATTCAAACTCAGATTTGTCATAGTTCCAATAACCATCAACCTTACGGATCTTCAGTTTGAAGTTAGCACCGCCCCAAAAATCAAAGGGATTAATCGGAGTTTCATCTTCAAACTCAGGTTGCATGGCAGCCATGACTTTATCAAAGATCTTCTTGCCATACTTGAACAGGAAGACTTTACCTTCATTCTGAGGGTTAACAGGATCCTTCACAACATAAACGTTGGAGTAGTAAGACAGTTTGCGCTTCTGCTTGCGAACAGTCTCCTTATCTTTATCGCTACCACTGTTCCACAGTTCACGATTGTATTCAGAAACAGGATCCTTCTGATTGAGAGTGGTCAGAGAGTTTTCAATGTACCAACCACCAGGACCTTGGAAAGCATGAGAGTAGATCTTCGCCCAGGGAAGATCTTCACCTTCGGGGGCAGGGAGGAAACGAATCACAGCGAAACCGTTACCAGTTTTATCCAGTTCAGGTTTCCAAAGGCGATCATCCACAGAGGATGATACGTTATTCATTTTCTCAACTTCTTTGACAAGTTTAGAAGTCAAAGAACCCAGAGAAGATTGCTTTTTAAGATCGGAAAAAGAAGACATAGGATTACCTCGGATTTGTACGTATTTGGCTTTTGTGTACCCATTTATTCTACAGGTCGGACCCTGCTTTGTCAATCTGGTTTTTCATCAGGTCGATCATGGACTCCATGTTTTTGAACAAGGTGTTCATGTCAGCACCTTTTTGAAGACCCATCATTTCAGCACTTAAGAGAATCTGATCCTTCATCTGAATAGCTTCTGGATCATCAGAAAGAGATAGGCGAGTATACAAGATCTTTTGTACTCCCAGAAGTTCTTGAAGCATTTCAATATGCTTAAGTTTCTGCTCCTTATCCATTTGATAGAAAGAAAAGACACTTTTATAAATGTCTTCTTGAAGTTCAGAAATTCTTGCCATTTCTGATCTTACGATTTCGGAGTTAAAGAATCCCATTATTCTCCTACAACAATCTCTTTTAGTGTTTTTTTAAAACGGAATACATCTATATGTAGGAAAGGTGAATATTTTTTCATTTTTAAACTGACGGTTTCCCACACTGGATCGGAAAGTTTCTTATCAAAATCGTTCCCGAACAGGAATATTCTATCATATATGACTAGGGTTTCCAGGCTAATGTTCCCGCTCAGGAACTTCTTTAGAACTGGAGGATGTCCTTTAGAACAATCAAAAATATCATCTACCTTGTTTTCAGAAAACAAGTTTGTAGATTCTTCTTTAAACAAATATGAAAGAGATTGAACTTTTCTTTGCCACTCTTTGTAGTTTGTTTCTCCGTTGCGAATGATATCCCCAATCCACAAGGACTGAGGATCAGTGCAACACACAAAGTTAGCAATGAAAAAATCTAGAATTTCCTTATCACTCTTTTGCCTAGAAAGTTTTTCAAACCAAAAACGATCCTTCCTTTTATAGAAGGATTGTACAGTCGCACGACTCTTTCCACAATACTTGTGGTAATCGTAGTTCTTGCGAGTGAAATGGTTTTTTAGTGAGAGGTATGTTTTATAGGTATCAAATGGTCCCACTTTGAACATGATTTAGAATACAAGTTTTGCACGAGAAGTTCTCTTTAGAAAGTTAAGATCAATCGCATTTGATTTGATCTTTTCTTTCAGTGGTTTAGAGATTAACTTCGGCACAGATTCTAACTCAATATTGTTCTTTTCGCAAAAGAAGATGATTGCATCAATATAATTCATTTCTGTATTTGTTTTGACGATCAACTCAATCTCTTGAGCAAACTTAGTAGGACAAAAGAACTTACTCTCTAGGGCTTTTTCTAGTTCATTTTCCATATTGTTCCAGTTTATCCCCAACAAACTTTCTAATGTATTGGGTGAGTAGTTTGATGTACTTTGATTTGTTTCGTTCTTCATAGACGACACATTCTCCATTTTCACAAGCCATGATGATTACAAGTTTTTTGACTGGGATGCCAGTCAGTTCATATAACATACATCCATATGCCATACATTGAACAAAGTAGTGTTCAATCCACTCTCGTGGTTTGGGTTTCTTAGATGTTTTGAAGTCTATGATTGAAAGTTCTCCATCATAATCAGCAATACAGTCCACTGTACCTGCGATACCTAACTGTTTACTATAGAGAGAACCTTCAAGAGCACGTATGTTATTTATCTTATTGAGTTCTGGTTTTGCAATCTTAAATAAGAAATCTGATAAAGGTTGAACTGGTGGAAGATTTTGGTTAGAGAGATAGTTTTCTACCAAAGTATGCATATCAGTTCCACGACTCGTTGCCGCTTTTGTGATACGTTCTGCTTCCTCATTACCAACCTTTTTTCTCCACTTAACAAATATATCTTTATTAAAGTGACTAGTAATAGAAGTGATTGATACAAGTTTTAAAAGTTCACCATTGTCAGGCACTTTGTAGTACCTGACTCCATCGATTGTTTCACGTTCAAGTTGAGGTAACTCAGTATTAATAAAGTTAAAATTCACATTCCAGATTCCTGTTTTGCAATGAGATATTCTTTTACGAGTCCAGAACGAACAATGTCATCGATGCCGAACTCAATCAGACTAAACGATTCCATTTTGCGTAAAATATTCATGAAATCAATGATTCCATTTCTTTCATTTGTTTTGATTAAATCAGTTTGAGTAGCATCACCACAGAAAATGATTCTACTATTTTCACCAACACGAGTGATTATACTATCAAGTTCATGAAAGTTCAAGTTTTGGAACTCATCAACAATAATCACTGCATTATCAAGAGTTGTTCCACGTAGAAAAGACGTGGACCAAAACTTAATCGTCTCCTGAGTTTTAAGATTTCCATAGAGCATTTCAAAGTCTGCGTCTGATGGCATCTCAAACATATACTTTACCATGTTCTTGTAAGGAATCTGATAAAGTGAGGACTTGTCTTCATGATCACCAGGAAGAAACCCAATTTCACGAGTAGAAACAAGAGACCTAACGATATAAACTTTTTCGTAAGGAGTGTTTTCATTAAGAACATCTCTAAGTGCTAAGTAAAGTGCAACGAATGTTTTGCCTGTTCCAGCAGCACCATAAGCAATGACTTGCTTTTCGTCTTCATATTGTTCGAAGAAGTTCTTCTGATTGACTGTTAACGGTTGAACGTCAACCAACAACTCACTGTTAAGTGGTTTTCTGCGTTTCATTTGTTTTGCCGTCATACCTACACCAATAGGATGATCTGTCTTTCTCTTTCTTGTCATGGATTAAACTGGTTTTACTTTTGATCCTGGTGCTTTTGATGCCTTGTAGAGAACATCGTTCCAACCTGGATGGGATTTTTTAAGTTTGTCGTAAACCTCACCAATCTCTCCAGATGCAGGACAGGTTGATGGATCTGACCAATCTCTGTCCCAATCTGGATTATCATTTTTCCACTGGTCCCAGTCATGAATACTCATTTTTACTTCTTTTTGTTCACCAGTAGTCTTATTAATAACGGGATACGTTGGCAACTTTCACCTCCATTTTGTGTAAAATATTTAGGGGATTATGAGTGATGGAGCATCAGAACATTCTGGACAATCTTCAGATTTAGTCCATTCAAGTGCTTTGGCAATGTCGGGGAATTGACAGATGAAGACGCATCGTGCTGCCTCTGCAATGTCCATATGCTCCTTCTGAGTACCATGGGCAGATCGAAGATCGATGTAGTGGATCCATGACCTTACAGAGCCCTTCATGTAGATCCTTGTAGGGGTTGCCAGGGGGAGCACAAACCTTGCACATTCCTTTGCCACGCCCTTCTCAAGCATCTTATCGTAAAGACGTTGTGCCTCTTCAAAGTGCTGCTCAATCATACCCTCAAACTTTTCTCTCGTATGATCATCAAGATCATTCGTTGAGTTTTGACGATTCTTTTCATCTTGTTTACGAAGTTCAGGAACTTCAGGTAGTTCAGTCAGAAGTTTTGTATCTGCATACCTTTGCGAAAATTCTTGAAATGTAAATGAACGATGACGAAGCACTTGAGCTGCGATACCTCTAGTAGTATTAATCTCCAGAGTCATATCTGCCTGCTCAAAAATCGACCAGTGATTTTGTTTGATACAGTAGCGGAGTAATCCAGCAGCAGTATCAAAGTTAAGTTGATTGTTTGGATTACTTACACGAGCCGTGTATGTAATCACTTCTTGTGCAGATTTACCTGCAAGATCTCCTGCACCTTGAGTTACAGAAATAAGTTTAACAATTGAGTTCATAGATTAATCAGGGTAACCGTCGTCGTCGCCATAGAAAACTTCATCGTAATCCATAATAGGAATACTTTGATTATTTGTGTAAGCACTTACATCTGAGTATATCTCAGATTCTAACTCACTGACAAGTTTTTTTAGTTTTTCAACTAAAACTTTAAGTTTATTTTTATCCATGAGATATTATTATCTCTAGTCATTATACCATAAAAAAAGGAGGGGATCAACCTCCTTTGTATCAAGCAACTTGTGGTTGCTTCGCCATATTTACTTGTGCAATGTGAAGAAGTTGTTCCTTCTTTGCTTTTCTTTTAAGATATCGAACGAAGTAAGTATTCATTTATGCCCCTCCTTTACATACTTAACACCACGATAGGTTTCGTTGTATTGTTGGGGTTGCTGCATCATCTGCTGTTGATACTCTAAACGCTTTTGCGTATCGTATTCAACACCGCGATAAACGACTTTAGACATTAGGGTTCTCCTTAAGTGTTAGGTTAAAGAGCGTTCCTTCAGTCGGCTTTTGCGTCTATAAAACAACCTTTTTTTGTAACTTGTTTAATCTCCCAAACAATCTCATTACGCTGTTGTGGGTTTAAATCTTTATGAACCAACACTCGACTAATAAGAAAGTTTGCTTGAACACAAGTTAAAAAAAGTAGTTCCATAGATGAACGTCCCGTTCCGAGTCGGCTTACTTCCGTCCTATTAAGTTAGCACCTCTGAACTACATCCTTTCGGAGTTCTAGTAGCAATCGGTCTTCCATTTTTTGATTTGTTACATCGTTGTTTTTAACGATGTCCATTAGTTCCCACGCTGCGTCACAACTTATACTCACTGGAAATGATTCTGGTTGTGGCGTTGAAACGGTAAAAAGTGGAACCCATGCCAAGAGCAAAAGTGCCTTAGTCATAGGATGAACGTTAGGAGATTAGTATACTCCTATTCATCCTATATAGCAAGACGAAACTGTTGTAAATGTTACAGTTTTATATTAATTTAAGAATATATCTTTGATTCTAGTTCTACAGTTTTCTGAAATATTTTATATGCTGCCTCAGATCTTTCATGCAATATACTCATTAGATCCTCATAGATAACATCATTATCTACATACGCATTAAAATACTGATCAAGTGCTTCTTTCAAGATCCTTTTTCTATGCCATTCTGGAGAGTAAGGTTTGTATTCCATAATCTAATAGTATTATAATATGAATCTAGTCGGGATCTCTGGATTTGTCAACACTCAATCACGTTGTCTCCAATCATCAGGTTTATCTCTACCTTCAGTCCACCAATCTACCATATCATCGACACTATCAAAACCACGCTTACCAAAACGCTCGTGACCTAGACCGCCGATGTCAAGTTGGTTTAAAAAATCATCCATATCCCCCTCTTGCATGTCGGGATTTTCAGCAGTTCTTCTTGCTTGACGTAACATAGTACCAGCAGTTCTATTTGCTTTTGCAAGTTTTTCTGCCCAGATCATATCTTCCAAAGTCACCTCTTGATGTTTTGCAATCTTATCACAGATTGCTTCAAGGCGAAGGCGATATTGTGTAGAGAGCATATGCAGTCTCCATATAGGGTTATTTAGCATTACCTTTCGATATAACTCAAGGTATGATTCGTAGCATAAAGTTGTTGAATGATTATATCACACCCAATTTTTGGGTTGCAATCGCCGCAAGTATAAACGTCAACTGCTGCTTTACCTTCTTCTGGCCATGTATGAATGCTAATATGACTTTCTGACAATAGACAAATGACAGTAACTCCTTGAGGATCAAACTTTTTTGAAATGGTTTGAATAACTGTTGCTCCACTAGCAACAGCAGCATTTTCTAATAAATCTATGAGACTACGCTCATCATCCAAAAGGACAAAGGAACAACCATAAAGGTTTAGTAAATAATGCTTTCCCATTTCTCATAGATCCTCCTGTTCTTCCTCAGTTTCTTTTAGTAAGTTGGTTATCACTTTTTCTGTGCCATTCATGACAAGAAGATCGTAATAGTTTGATCTCATATACTTCTTCAGTTTTTTATATTGCTTTGTAAGTTTAGCAACATTATCAAGATCGATTGTGATCTTTGCGTCTTTTCCTGTGCGGTCATCTCCCGCTCCACCAAATCCAGCACTCATCTTTTTTTGTTTGATTGTTTTTTGTTTCCATCCCAGAGTTTAGGATTCACCCTTCCCTCTGTTTGTTTGAACCCAACTAAATCTTCTCTATATCGATCCCAATAGTAATCAAAAATATCGGTTCTCTTATTTGTGATTACTATATCCCAACATGTAGAGTCATTATCCTTGTATTCAACAATGTATGCAGTGTAAGGTAAAGTCCTATCGTTGGCAAGTTCTGGATCACAATTTTGATGTAAGATGTACATCAGCTTCTATTTCCCCAAGTAATATCTGGATATGCTTCTTTAACAATATCCAAAGTAAGTTTATACTTATCGGTTAAGCGTTTGTCTTTGGTGAGAACAACAACCTCTGCTTCTTTTGGATGAAGACCTTGAAGTAAGTTGATAAACATCATCTCTCTACGGATGCCTGAGAGACTGTCGTTGCCCCCTTTAACGTAGTGATAGAGGTTTGCGTACTCTCTGCGTAAAGAGGTCTTCCCTCGCCCATCTAGGTCCTGTCCAGTGGCAGATTCACCACCAGATGCTTCCCGTATAAGATTGTCTGAAAGAGTGCCAGAGTAAACTGTTTGATCGTTGAGATCAGAATAAGGAACTTCTCCCTCAGGAAGGAGGGAGATTACTGAAGTATCAAAGTTCCAAATAAAGATTGTTTTTAAAGAGTCATGCTCATACATCTTAAGAACTTCTACTTTCTTTTGATTAGAACGTTGCTTAGATGCAAGTTCTAAAATCTCAAAAATAAAAGGATTAGTTGGAAGAGAATCAACGGGTTTTTCAACCTTCTTCTTCCTCGTCGTCGTAGCTGTCATAGTCATTCTCAAATCGTACTGCTAAAATTTCGTCAGGTATTACATTCCCATTTGAATCAAACATCTCAGGGTGTGTATATGCAACAACATTTGTTTCATAAACATGTTGTTTTGCCATCCATCCTATTACTCCACCAACAAAAAAGAACATTATAGAAACTAAAGTGCCGATGGTGAGAGTTACTGCTAACATTTTTATTCTCCCGAGATAGATGCTTGTTTTTTCTTAATGTCGATGAAGAATCCAAACTCTATGCGAATCTCTCGGTTAAGAAGAGAAATAAGTTTACCAAACTTCATCGAAAAAGTTTTTGGTCCCTCTTTTTTTCTCCTCCTATTTCTAAGTAGTAGTTCAACTCCCCGATTAATTTCGGGTTTGTTTTTATTTAGATTGCTTTGGTCTGCGTCCTGGTCTCTTATCATAATGGTATCTTTCCGCATCGTCAAGCATTTGTTTCAAATAGTTTTTAATTTTCCTTGCCTCTGGTTTAGGAATGTGACCGTAACCTTCTCTAAGTTGTTTATGAATGTCGTCAGATCCTCCTATCAAGTATTCATCTAGATCTTGAATCAAAAAAGTTATTTCGTTTGCGGTTGCACTTTCTAAAAACTGTTCAACTTTATCTCTTTTGATTTCTATAGTTCTGAAGTAGTCGTAAAGGTTCAAAGTAAACTTTCCATTAAACGCATAGTCTATTGCTTTTTTTACGTCTTGACAGATTTGGTTTACAGAGGTTTGTTCCATTACACGATATTCTGCTCCTTCAGATACTTAACAGTGTCAGTACATCCACCCAGATTTTGTCCATCAAGTTGAACTTGTGGAAATGTAGATCCTTGCCCAAACTCAGAATAAAACTGTTCTCTTGAGAAATCTGCATCAAGGGTGTAAATAACATGTTTCAACTCAGCAAGTCGCATTACTTGTTTGATTTTGTCACAGTAAGGACAACCATTTTTTGAATAGATTACAAATGTCATCGTATTTTAGTTACTTGTTTATATAGTATTTTTAAGAAGCATTGTTACGTCTTGCTGGATATCTATACCTCTCTGGTTTTTCAGTATTTGCTTCCATCCAGTTGATAATAGCATTCTTTCTTGCTTCAGTAAAGAACTCTTGATTCTCATACCACTCCATCATAGGAGTGTGTCCCTTTGATTGGTTACAAGATTTGCAACAAGCAACCACATTGTTTGTAAAATCTAGTCCACCCTTTGAAAGTGGAACAATGTGATCAATCGTTATATCTACATCAGATTCGCAGTATGCACATTTATGGTCCCATTTTTCTCTAATGTTTCTCCTCCATATTCGTTTAGCTTCTGACGATTTCGTAACGTGTAAGTTAAACAAATATGCTTGAGGAGAATTGTAGAGTTCCATAAACTTATGCAACTGTACTTATTTATTTTTTTCTTCTTGTTTAGTTTCTTTACTCTCCCTTTTAGGAAAGTAAAGATTTGGCCAGGTATCTCTGATAATATCTGCGAGTTTGTAAGGTGTTTCAGAAGTAATCATTAGTAGTGATAGTGGTCTGTAAGTGATATCAGGAACATAAAAATTCCAAATATTATAAATGACACTAGAATAGTAGTCATAAAAAAAGGAGTTCAGAGAACTCCTTTTATTTATTTTTAGAGTGCGTTTCCTCTTGGCAAGACTTCCTCTGGGAACACAAAGTTCTCGTGAGGTTGATCAACAGGTGCCATCCAAGCACGTAGACCTTCATTCAGGAGAATGTTCTTGGTGTAGAAAGTCTCGAACTCTGGATCTTCTGCCGCACGAATCTCTTGAGATACAAAGTCGTAAGCACGAAGATTAAGAGCGAGTCCAATAATACCGATAGAACTTGTCCAGAGACCCATGACGGGAACAAAGAGCATAAAGAAATGCAACCAACGCTTGTTACTAAAAGCAATACCGAAGATCTGTGACCAGTAACGGTTCGCAGTAACCATCGAGTAAGTTTCCTCCTCTTGCGTAGGTTCAAAAGCCTTAAAAGTATTTGCTTTTTCTCCATCTTCATACAGCGTATTTTCTACTGTAGCACCGTGAATGGCACAGAGCAGAGCACCGCCAAGAATACCTGCAACACCCATCATGTGGAATGGGTTGAGAGTCCAGTTATGGAATCCTTGCAGGAAAAGAAGAAAACGGAAGATTGCTGCTACACCAAACGAGGGTGCAAAGAACCAACTAGATTGGCCCAGAGGGTACATCAAGAACACAGAAACAAATACTGCAATAGGACCAGAGAATGCGATGGCATTATAAGGACGAATACCAACCAATCGAGCAATCTCAAACTGACGAAGCATGAATCCGATCAGAGCGAAAGATCCGTGAAGTGCCACAAAAGGCCAGAGTCCCCCAAGTTGGATCCAGCGGACGAAATCTCCCTGAGCTTCAGGACCCCAAAGTAGAAGAAGAGAATGACCCATAGAATCTGCAGGCGTTGACACAGCTGCCGTAAGGAAATTAGCCCCTTCAAGATAACTAGACGCCAACCCGTGGGTGTACCAGCTTGTAACAAACGTTGTGCCAGTAAGCCAGCCACCAAGGGCAAGATAAGCAGTGGGAAAAAGTAGTAGTCCAGACCAACCCACAAATATGAAGCGATCGCGTTTAACCCAGTCATCAAGGACATCAAACCACCCCCTTTGTGAAATTGGTTGTGAAAGAGTAGAAGAAGTCATAGCCTCCTTTGTTATTTCTCATATTTATCTTAACATTGCTTAACAGAGAAGTCAATGAGTGTTTGTGCTCAAGTAACCAATCATCTTTTCCAGGGTGCTGATGTTGTCACCAACCTCCCCTAATGCAATGTTACATCGTTTACAAAGTATCCCTCTAACTTTACCAGTGGTGTGGCAGTGATCTACCACAAACTTTCCATGCTTACCACCAGGATCAGTAGTGTGACACACAGCACACTGGTTGTTTTGCTCTGCAAGCATCTGAGAATATTCATTGAGAGTTATGCCGTAATTTCTTTTTAGATGATTGTTTTGATAAACACTTGGATCATTCCAATAAGTTTTAGCAACTCTACTTTTAGTGCATTCTTTACAATGATTGTGTCTGGTATTAGGAGAAGTTTTACCACCCCTCTTGTAGAAATCATTAATATCTTTAGTTATACCACATTTACTACAAGTTTTAGTGCCAGTGGTTTGAGTTGTTTTTGCCATGGTATTCATGCATTGTCGTGCATTATTATTTATAAAAAAAAAGGATCCCGAAGGATCCTTTGCACGACAATGATTTATTTATCAACCAATGGTAGGTGCAGTCAGAGCAACAGGAGTTGCTTCAGCAGCAGCGAGATCCAAAGGAAAATTGTGGGCGTTACGTTCATGCATAACTTCCATCCCCAGTCCAGCACGGTTAAGTACATCTGCCCAAGTATTCAGGACACGACCTTGTGAATCAACGATGGACTGGTTGAAGTTGAACCCGTTGAGGTTGAACGCCATTGTTGATACGCCCAGGGCAGTAAACCAGATACCGACAACAGGCCAAGCAGCAAGGAAGAAGTGTAGCGAACGAGAGTTGTTGAAGGAAGCATATTGGAAGATCAGGCGTCCGAAATAACCGTGAGCAGCAACAATGTTATAAGTCTCTTCTTCTTGACCGAACTTGTAACCATAGTTCTGTGATTCAGACTCAGTGGTTTCACGAACCAGCGAGGAAGTAACCAGAGAACCGTGCATTGCACTGAACAGAGAACCACCGAACACACCAGCAACTCCAAGCATGTGGAAGGGGTGCATCAGGATGTTGTGCTCTGCCTGGAACACAAGCATGTAGTTGAACGTACCAGAGATACCCAGAGGCATTGCATCAGAGAAAGAACCTTGACCGAAAGGATAGACCAGGAACACTGCACTCGCAGCAGCAACAGGTGCCGAGTAGGCAACACAGATCCAAGGACGCATACCCAGGCGGTAGGAAAGTTCCCACTCACGACCCATGTAAGCATAGATACCGATCAGGAAGTGGAATACAACCAGTTGGAAAGGTCCACCGTTGTAGAGCCACTCATCTAGGGAAGCAGCTTCCCAGATTGGGTAAAAGTGCAGTCCAATAGCATTGGACGAAGGGATAACAGCACCAGAGATGATGTTGTTTCCGTACATCAGAGAACCAGCAACGGGTTCACGGATTCCATCAATGTCCACAGGGGGAGCAGCGATGAATGCGACAATGAAGCAAATGGTAGCAGCAAGCAAGCAGGGAATCATCAGAGTTCCGAACCAACCGACATAAAGACGGTTATCGGTTGAAGTTACCCACTGGCAGAACTGTTCCCAAGTATTCGATTGTGATTTTTGACGTGAAAGTGTAGCAGTCATTTGTTTAAGAGAGTTAGATAAAAGTTCGGGGGGACGAACCGTTACGATTATTCCCCACAGCACCCTCCACTGTGGGTATGAGAGACGTTTTTATACACCCCATAGGTCTCGGTTGATGGGTGTTTAACAATGTTACAAATCTTAGAGATCCGTCACATTTGTTTACCTATTTATCATACTACGGTTTGCCGCCCCCGTCAAGCCCCCTAAACAAGGATGTCCTACTAAATAAGAATAGTGTTTATCACATAAGAAAAATGAAAAGACTTCTATTAGCCTTTTCGTTATTCTTCGCAATCCCAGTTAATGCTGCTGAAATCACATCAAGAATCACTGACTCCGTACAATTGAAAGTTGATGGTGCTGCTGTTCAATCAACCCGAATCGGTGCTTCATATTCCGCTTCAGGAACTAATATCCAATCCACATCGTTTGGTGGTGTAGGTGGTGCTGGAACCTACGATATCAATACTCCAGGCCAAGCATTCTCTTTCTCAGAAAGTATCAATGCTGCAGATGCTGTTGTAACTGATCAAACCGTTACGAATGGCGTTATCGGAACTCCAAATCTTTATGGAGATAGCGTAACCCAAGTTGGTGGTGAAAAAGGAACTCTTGCAGGTACTCTTTCCCCAACTGGTGTCCCAACTGTTACTGCTGGTGGTGCAGGTACAAGTGCAACTGCTCAAAGATCGATTGAGTTAAGCGTATTCAAATGAGACATTTAACTCCCGCTTTGCTTTTAGCAGCGGGAGTCATCTGTACTCCCGCATATGCTGAAAGTGTTGTGCCTAATTTTACCAGAGGCACGATTACAGCAACAACAGAATCAACAACCAAAATCATAGAAACGATTCGTCAAGTTGAGTATACAACTGGCACATCATACACTGTGACTGGAACTAATATTAACATTCCTGGAAGACCAACTCAGGATTCAAATTATAGTATCATGACACAGGGTGCTCCATTCCAGTTCAGTGAAACCTATCTCGGACCTGGAGTAGCAAAAGAAACATGGATCGATCGCACCACAGAAACTCAGTCTACCACAAACTCGGTGTCTGTCTTTACTCAATAGGAGTTATCTTCAGTGGCACGGCTTACGCTCAATCTGCTCCTAGCAATACTAATATTGCTGGCCCTTCTGCTTCCGCTACAGGTAATGTTACTAACCAAGCTGTCCAAGTCTTACAGGGACCGTTTGCCCTCAACACATATGGGGGAGGAGTTAGTTGTCAAGGACCAACAATGAGCCTTTCTCCCTTTGCGTTAGGGAACTTTAATAGTAGTCAAGATCCTGCAACATACCAAACTCAAAATGGAAACTTCGGTGTAAGTTTAGGATTTAACTTTCCTCTTGACGGATCACTACAAGAGATCTGTAAAACAAGAGCAAAAGTCGAAATACAAAGACAGCAAGCTGAGGCAGATAAGGCAAGACTTGACTTTGAGTTAGTTAGACTACTCAAGTGTGGTGAAGCAATAAAGTCTGGCATCAGTTTTCATCCTGATAGTCCTTATCATAAGATTTGTGCTGATGTTGTTGTGAAGTATCCATCGGTCAAGCAAGCAGCGGCACAATGAATGAAATACCAACTATCAATGCCAAGGGAATTACCAATGTACAAATAAATGCCAATGGAATACCAAACATTGGCATTAATGGTCCTAGTGTAATCCCAACAATAGATCCTCCTGTAGTTAGATCTACAGAAGTACCAGTCGTGAGGGGTCTGGCACTACCAGTATTTCAAGCACCAGATCCCTCTATTAAATACCCAATCATTAATGTTCCAACTCAAGAAGAGTTTGATGCTGCTGTAAGAGCAGAAAAACAAAAACAACAAGAGCAAGAAGGTAAAACTAGGGGACTACCAGATACTACCCCCCCTCCTCAACTGCCTCAAGTCTCTCAAACCCCCCCCTCTCAAACGCCCATTGCTGAAATACCAGCAGAAAATAAACCTCAACCAACCTTTACTGTCGGTGGAATCGATATTAATTTACCTGACCCTTCTCTTGTTGCTACGGCTGGTGCTGTCGCAGTAGTCACAACTGCTGCAACTATTGCATCCACAACTGTTCTTAATGCATTAAAAAATGCTGCGGAACCACTAATCAAAGAAGCAACGAAGAACAAATTTAAAATCAAAATCAAACAAGTTAAACCAGTTTTACACTATGTCTTAGCAGAAAAAGGACACATAGATGTGTTTGAATATTCTGCAGATGGAACAAGACTCGTTGATCAAGTTGATAACGTAGAGCAATATATTCGTGACCAAGTTGAAATCAATGCACTTTATGAAATTGATAACAAGATTATTATTGATGATGTTATAGCAGATAAGTTTACAAAAGAGGGGCAACAGAGATTTAAATCTCTCTTTGCCCCTGCTAAAAAGATTGCTAAAAAATTATCAGCAAAGTTTTCTATTTAATCCCAATCAAACTTAGAAATAATCCATGCAATAACAATAACAGGAAGTTGAACAAACATATTATAGAGAATATCAAGAAAAATATTATCCCTTTCTTCCTTGCGTTTTTTCTTTGCTGGTATTTGAGTCATTGTATTATGAAGTCAGATTTCTTCTAAAACAATATCATATAATCCTGTCAGATTCGATTGAGTCATCGCAACTTGAGGGTCTGTGAATAAGAATGCTCTAGACTTATCTCTGGTCCACTTAGGACTGTCGTTATAGTTGTCTTGAAAGTAATCCCATTCAGAGTTATAACCCATCTTTTTTGCGATGTACTTTTTCACTTTTTCTTTCCTCCATTCTTTGCTTTCTTAGCAGTTGCGTTTCCAGAGTTCTGCTTTGCGTTTGCAGACTTACCTTTTTTATTTTTAGGTTTGCCCATTATGCACCACCTGTACGTGGTTGTACTTGACCTTCCAGAACTTCTACTCTTTCTTCAAGAGTTGGTTCGACAGATGCAACAACTTCAGGTGCTGGTGGTTCTGGAGGAGTAACTACAAACTCTTCTCTTTTTGGTTCATCTTTTTTTTCATCTTCATCACCGCCTTTCTTCATTGTGTTAATACCAAAGGTTGCAGCAGATGCTGTAAATACGGTGGCAATAAAAGTTGGGTCCATCTTGGCAAGAAGACCAGCATAACTAGCAGTCAAGAGAGCAGCAGACCAACTCAGAATAGCAACACGAATAACAGTACTCATACATTTACCTTTTTTTTCTTCCATCAGTCCTAGTGATGATGTCCACTTTATTTAGTTTTTGAAAGACTCAGAATCATCTTTTTCGTCTTTCTTTTTAATCACTGCTTCAGTTAAGAATGAAGAGAATGCTGCCCATAGAATATTACTGTAAACTTGTTTAGCACTATTATCTAACTCAACGTCACCCTGACTGATAATACCAACTGAGTCAATCGCAGTCAACATAGCAGCAGACCAAGCAAGGGCAGATAATCTAACTATCAAAAATATTTTACGCATTTCTCTTTGCGCTTAAAGCATTGAAATCTTTTTTCTTCGTTCCACCATCATATTCCCATGCATATCCTTCAGCGATCATTTGATTGTTTAAAGAGGTTTCTTCCCCATTAATAAACAAGTGACCAATGATACGACCATACTTTTCTGTACTATCTGGAAGTTCTGTACGGATGATAATATCTTTGGCACCTTCTAAATGATGCTTCAACCATTCTTTTGATTCGAGTCCATATTTCTTTTCATTCGCATCTGAAGTGCGTGACTCAGGAGTATCAACCCCAGCAAGGCGAATTCGCTTAGTGAGAGAAATATCAAAACCCAAATCAATGTCAGCATCGATAGTATCTCCGTCAACTACCTTATGAACAGCACGAATTCGATAAACGTAAGGATCTTTTTCTTGCATTAGAATGGAAGTTTAAAACTCCCAGTATTTAGTTTAGGAATAGGTAGTTTTTCAAACGCTTTATTAACTTGATTCTCAACAACCTTACCAACAAACTCTTCTGGATTGTTGAGTATTGCTTCTGCTTTTTTATAAGTTACATAAGCACCATAACAAAGTGCTCCACTAATCGCCAGACTTGTTGCTGACAGAATGATTGCTAGATTTTTCATTAATGTGCAGTACCATTTCCGTCGTATTTATCTGAATCATAGTAACCTCCCTTTGTTCCAAAGTATAAAGTTGCTAGAACAAAGGGAACTACTACAATCAATAAAAGTTTACCCAATAGCATTAATACTTTCCTTCCACACAATATTCTGATTTTTTGTTTGGGTGATATGGATACTTACCCTCTTGAGGTTTCATCCACCCACAACCAATCAACCAATCCATAGTCATTGGTGTTGGTCTCATCTGTTCCCAGAGTGGTCCTTTGGCACACATCTCCAACTTTTCAGCAGTCACATTTGATTGTTCTTCTGCCCAGTTAGCATCTGCTTCCCATGGAATCGCACGAGATTGCCCCATAGATTCATAAGCAAGTCTAGTAGTTTTCATTACCCAAGCAGGAATCTCATGATCTTGATGAACCTGTGCCATGAAAGATGTTTTTAATCCACCACCCATACAATCTTGAACAACGTGCCATCCTTCATGTCTCATCGTTCCTAGGAACTCTCTTGGATCTTTAACAAGTTCTTCATTCACAAAGAACCTATTATACTCTGGTTTGTATAAACCTACAGTTCTTGGAGTAAAGTAACGTGCTGGTCCAACATAAACTGGTACATTTAGTTTTTCAAGAGCAGTTAAGATTGCTTTGATCTCTTCTCGGAAAGGATCAAAACTAGCATCTTCAAGTAGTTTTGATTGTGGTGTAAGTTGTTCTACTCCTTCTGTGCATTCTAACAGGATCATACATCCCATTGCTGCTAAACTATATGGAGAAACTGTCGGTTGTTTCTTCATCACTGATTCTGCTTTCACTGAAGTCATCGTGAGAAATAATACACTGCTCAACGTTAGAAGTTTCTTCAGCATCTTCTAGTGTCTCCAAGTATGCTTGTCTTAATATGTAGAAAATAATGTACCCTACACCGATTAATCCTAATACAAGAAGTAATATTACACTCCAAACTGGTGATCCTGTCATTTTTCTCTGTGTATATATGCTATTCCAATAATCGGAAACATCACTAGAGCATAACAAAGAAATCCTAGAAATATTTTATTGTTTAGTAGGGTTTCAACAATACTAACCATTTTGTTTTCCTTAGTTAGAATACTCATCAATAATATCTAATATTCTGTTTAATGTTACATTAGCAGAATTTCTTTCAAAATCATTCCATTCTGGATGAAATGATTTTTCTACAATAAGTTGATGCTTTAATCTTAAAACCTTTGCTTGAATGTCAATCTTATGTAAAGAACCCCTGGGCATAAAAAAACTCCACTCAAAGATATTTACTCATGAGTGGAGTTTGATTTTTTTGTTTGTTAGGATAATAAGACTTACTTCACAAAATTATTTCTAAGATATTTAAGTACGGTATCAGGATCACTGACTTCATATGGATCAGTTGGACAGTTTCCAACTTTTCCTGGCTCTTCAAACATTATCTCAATAACACCATCATTAACAACAGCAGAATAGCGCCAAGAGCGCCAACCGAAACCAAGATTAGATTTTTCCACAAGTTGATTAATAGAACTAGTGAACTTGGCATTTCCATCTGGAATAAGTTTTACATTTTCAATGTTAAGTTCTTTAGACCAAGCATTCATGACAAATGCATCATTAACAGAGATACAATAAACTTCATCAATACCTAAATCTTTGAACTCCTGATATTTTTCATCGTAACCAGGAAGTTGATAAGTAGAGCAGGTGGGAGTAAAAGCACCAGGAAGAGAGAATAATACAACTCTTTTACCACCAAAAAGTTCTGCAGAAGAACGAGTTACAAACTCTCCGTTCTCACGAAAAATAAAATCAATAGCAGGAACTCTAATCATTTTTTACCTCACCAAATACCAGGAATAATTTGTCCAGTAAAGGCATAACTGCCCATGGCAGCAACAATACCGATCATTGCTGCCCAACCATTAATACGTTCTGCTTTTTCGTTCATTGTTTTTCTCCTTGATAAGGGTGATGTTGTTTAAGTTCAGGGTTTGGTTGTGAAGGAATAACAGGATTCCTTGATTTGTTTTTGATTACAATAAATGCATCGTTCTGATACGATACAGTTCCAAAAGGTTTTGCCCATTTAGGATTTGCATCTGGGTGAGTAGCAGTTCCTGTGACTGCTACTCCACCAATCTCAACAGATAGTTCATCATCACGATCCCATCCAAGTTTTTCAAGGGCAATTGCAAACTGCCCTAGCATACCAGCACTATTACTCATAACAGTTTCTTCTGGTTCAAGATTTCCAATCACAGGTTCTCTTCCTGTTCAGTAAGGATTACACAATCACTAGTAGGATATGCAGTGCAGGTCAAGATAAATCCATCTGCAACTTGATCATCATCTAAGAAAGTTTGGTCCTCATTATCCACAGTTCCTTCGATTAGTTTACCAGCACAAGAACTACAAGCACCAGCACGACAGGAATAAGGAAGGTCAACACCAGCTTCTTCAGCAGCGTCGAGAATATATTGATCCGAAGCACATTCGATAGTTTGTTCGGATCCATCAGGGGAGCGAAGAGTAACGTTAAATGTCATTTCAATAAGTTTCTGAAAGTTGATCAACAGCATAACCCAAGATCACAAAAAATGCAACCGTGGTGATTGTCCAAAGTGCTTCAGTCATCAGAAGATACCGAAGTAGAGGTTACCAGTGAGAGCATAAGAAATGAACCCAGCAACAACACCGACCATAGCCCAGCGTCCATTAGTCCTCTCCTTTACTTCATTTGGAGTTAGCATTCCATAGTTTTCGTAGTACATAGTGGGTTCTTTTGCCCACATATTTTGCTGTCCACGATCATTAGTAGTTACAGTCATTGTAGTTTTGTAAAGAACTGTTACAACAGTATATAGCAAACTTAAAGAAAAAACAAGGGGGGAAACCCACCCTTGTTAGAGAATGATGACAATAATAAGTATTAATACTTACTAAATCGATCAGAATGTGAACTTGGTCTGGATTACACCACCCCAGTTGTCAGATGCATTTTGGAATGCCTGATTGTTAGTGACATACAGCAGAGCAGGAGTGATGCTGATGTTGTCACTCACGCGATACTTGTAGAAGATCTCAAGCATTTGTGCCTTCTCAGAGAGACCAGAAGCATTACCAGGTTGACCATAAGCAACACCAGCACTGTTACCCTTAGCAAACACATCGCTCCACTGAAGACCAGCAAACCAAGTTTGGTTATTGGTAGCAGCATTAGGAGTTGTAGGACCACTCACAGTGTTCCAACCATAAGCACCACTCACGGAAGGAATGATACCAGAGGTCTTGGGTTGCCAATAAGCATT